TAACTTCTGGGAAGCCGTAAAACATTTGTATCCATTTTCCTTAATACTACGGCTTATCTTTATTATGCCGTCATCTCTAAGAAATCTTTTAATCTCACCCGTAATCATCGGAACTGCATTAAGTTTGTGCTAAAAATTCTTAAGCTGTATTTCAATATTTCCATTGACAATTACTATCTTGTCAATTATAGTCTTTAGTATCAAGTTCTTTTGTTTCTTGTCGACCTTATCCCAAATGTCGGCAAGTTTTTTTATGTTCTCATAAACAAATTCCTTTTTCTGCGTATTGATTGCGTTTTTGCTTTCAGCAGTAATGTTTAATTTCATTTCTTTAATCTGTGCTTCCAGTTCTTTAATCATTTCTAAGACAGTATCGTTTCCGTCAGCATACAGATTGTATAATCTTTTTAGTTTAATCTGCTCTTTTTCAAGCTGTGATTGCATAATTTCAAGTTTTGTCGCCTTTTCTTTTGGCTTGTAAGATGATAAATCAAGTGATATTTTAAGGATTTCTTCTTCTACTTGCTTTTCTATCTCGTCCGCCCATTCAAGTGAATTATTACAGCTTGCATTATAATTGGGCAGATATGAAAGTGATTTATTTCTTGAACAGCAATAAATCTTGTGCTTTTCACTACCCCATTTTTGATAACGCATTTTGCAGCCGCAAATGCCACAATAACATAATCCGGTCAGTAAATTAGGTTCGGTTATGCAGTAAGTTTTTGCTGAACACCTTGACTTTCTTAGTTCTAATCCAAGATTAAACCTATCTTTATCAAAAACAGGTTCGTGTTTTCCTTGATATATTTTGCCTTTGTAAGGTATCATTCCGATATTTACAACGCCGGTCAAAATGCTTCTAGTAACAAGTTCAGACTTAAAGCCACAAATTTCTTTAATTTTCGCATCTGAATAGCCAGATATGAACAATTCAAGACCTTTTCTTGCCTGTTCTGCACGTTCCGGGATAGGTATTAATATGCCTTGCTCCTTACTGTAGGAATAACAATACGGCAAATTGCCACCACCCATCCAGTAACCCTGCTTAATTCTTTCAAGCATACCGCCACGCATACGCAACATCATAGTATTTTTATCAAGCTGCGCAAAAACAGCCATCATCTGTGTGTATGCCTGCTCCATCGGACTGTCATAATTCACACTATCGTGTACACATTTAAACACAACATTATATTTTTGAAATACTTTTTCGATAAGATATATTCCATCAATCATATTTCTTGATAATCGGTCAAGTTTAAAGGCTACAACACAGCCTACTCTCTTACGGCTGCAATCATTTACAAGCCTTTGAAGTTCTGGTCTATCCATATTAGTACCGGTATAACCATCATCAATGTACCAATCCGTTATCACAAGCTCATTTTTTCTGCAATAGTTTTCAATATCCCTTTTCTGGCTATCAAGTCCATTGCCCTCAACAGCCTGTTTTTCAGTAGATACTCTCATATAAGCAACACATTCCATATATTTTATCTCCTTATAATATAAATAAATGTGCCGCATTTATCACGTTCTACGGCACATTGTAACACATATTTACTTGTTGTCAATTATCTCTGCAATTATCTTTAGCAAGCTGTCTGAAAGAGTTATGTTTTCTGTTTTTACGTCTTCACCATTTTGAGTAACTCTAATCATTTATAACCTCCAACTTACTTATTTTCTTTTTAATTTTGTTTATCTTGCGATTGACTGTTCTATCACACACGGACAGCCGCATAGCAATTTCTGTAATGCTTCTGCCCTGTGATAGCAACTTGAATATTCTCAATTCTTCTTCTGTAAAATTGGCATTTTTAATTATCTCATCAAGTTCCGGCTTAGTCAGTTCTGAAAACTTCATAAGCCTATCTCCTTATTTAAACTTAATATGTTCTATTCCTGTTTCTTCGTATAACTGATTAACAAGCTCTTCCGCTGTGAATAATCCGTCATTATAGTTATCTATAAGCACTTTGAGTTCTCTCTGTACTTTTGTTAATCTCTGTTGTCCGAAACCGAATTTATCGTGTAGCACCCATAAAATTAATATTAATGCTGATTCAAAATTTTTCTTCTGGTGTTCATTGCTAATTCTGTTCATCTGAACACGCAACATTTGTTCCTTAAACTTTTTCTGTTCTGCCTTGCTCATATTTTCACTTCTTTCTTAGAAACTGATTGTCATATCGCCAGTAGTGCTTGCTATTATCATTCTTAAGGCTTTTACCCCTTTCATAGTCTGTCTGCCAGCATTTCTGACACAATTGCCCTTGTGGTCTGTCAATAGGTTCTCCGCAACGATAGCACAAGTGATTTTCTTTGCGATATTCTTTTATATTTTGCCTATTTTCAGTTCTTTTTCTGTGGATAGCATTGTCTTTACTCTGACATACAAAACACTTTGCTTTGCCCTTAACAGCTTTAGTCTTACCACATCTAACACATATGCCAGCTTTTCTACGTTCAGCGTATAAGTTTTTTGAATATTGTTTAAATGCTTCATTGTTTTTTCTTCGCTTATCATCACTTAATGGGTGATTAGCTCTATATTCAGCTTTGTTAGCCAAACATTCCGGACATATCTTTTCATCACCCACAAGTTTATTTTTGCGACATTCCGGGCAAATTTTAAACTGCCTGCAAAGTTCTCTAGTTTCTCTACTGTAAGCCGTTTGCTTCTCCCTACATTCTTCACAATAAAAGCCTTTTCTATCAAGTGGCTTGCCACATTTAGGGCACAATCCATTCTCTCGGCGGTAATTATATAATTTCTTCTGCGGACTAATTGGCGTTGTCTCCATTGAAAATCAACCTCTCATTCTGTCAATTCTATCTTGCACTTCTTTAGGTGCTTCAATATATTCTTCTGCGTTTGTATTTTGACCGACAAGGGCATTTTCTTTGATTGTAGGTGTATTTATATCTCTTTGGAATTTTTGCTGGAATTGAGCTTTATACGAAATTGCATTCATCTTTTCGATAAGTGATTTAATGTCGTCTGGCATACGATTTATTTCATTTGCACGCTTAACAACCGTTTCGTAAGTTCTTAGAAAATTCGATTGTATTACTGTTTCAATCGTCTGATAATCTGATGTCGCCCAGTTTTTAAGGTTGTCTGGCATACCAACCGCCTGTTTTACAAGTGGCGGTAGCTTGTTAAATTCTTCAACCGCCCCATATGTGCCGTTCCTTAATGCTTTACTGACTAATCCCCAAGCTGTCATTCCGTCAAGTTCTTGCGGCTGTGATATAGTCTGTATCTTACCTATCAACTGTCCTATACTTGGGGCAAATCCGCTTGTATCAGAGTTGATGTATGCTTTAAGTGCGACTGACACTTGTTCATAACTGTAATTTTCCAGCATCATATTCCACACATCTACTGTTTCTGATAGGTTGTTAGGTTTGTAGTTAGGGTAGCAATCACACATAATGCGAATAATTTTAACTGTTTCTTCTCTTGTCATTACTACCTCCTTTCAATTGATTAGAAATAGTATCTAATTTGCCGCATATAATAGCACTATTAATTGCGATTATTTTTAAGAGTGATTCAACCTTTCCGTTGTGCGGATAATCACTTCTAAAATTTATTTTGTTGAGTGTATCATCTAATCTACTCATTCTTACTGCCCCCTACACATTATCCCAATCAATAGCACCCTTACTGAAATTTTGATTGCCTTGCTTTTCGGAAACGACATTCTGATTAAGATAACTCTCAAACTTCGTACCAAACAAGGTATCTGGTCTTAAATATCTTTCCCTTTCAGTTCCAAGCCATTCATTGACTTTTTTATCTATGACTGTGTAAAAATCCTGTTCAGTATATCCCTCTTTGATTCTTGCCCCGATATGTTTCTTAGTATTAGGTGTATTGTATTTATATCTGGTATTACATCTGTTATTTAAGTAACTAATAATATTTATATATATATTATTATCTATATTATCTTTCCTTTTATTTACTATATTATTATTAACAGAAACAGAATCAGATACAGTATCAGAATCAGTATCAGAAACAGATGTCTCCATAGGGTATGTATACCCTATGTATAGGGTATTATTTTTGATGAAATCAACCATATCATTAACATATTTTCTAAATTCATCAGATTTAATATGTTTGGCAACTCCTAAAACCCCTGCCAAGACTTTCTCTGATTTGCTCCAGTTATACTTATACCAATGTAATATCAGCACTTCTTTAGTTTCTGAATCAAATTTAATAACCTTGTGTATTTTATCAAACCTTTCTAACAGTCTGATAATAGTATCTTTGTTATAACCTGTCTGCCTTGTCATTTGCGAATAACTAACCTCATAACACCCACATATATTTGTCTGTGGATTTGTTAGCAAATATATGTAGAAATACTTGTCCTCTGGCGTAAAATCATCTTCAACCTTGTTATCGGTCCAAAATGATAATTGAACATTTCTATATATTGCCATATTATTACTCCTGTTCTTCAAGTTCTGTCACATTGTTACTTCACTAAATCGTTGATATTAACTCTAAATCCGTCAAATTCCTTACCTTTACTTCTAACATAGGCAGATGTATCAAAGAACATCAAGTTGCCACTATTGTCGGTTGCCATACTTACACCATTTCTCGTAAGACTGCCTTTGAGTAGGTCAAGTAAAATCTGTATTTCCTGCTTTGTTTCATCTTTCATTATTTGCCTCTCCATATCTCTTCATCAAGAATATATTGTCTGATAAATCTATCTGCGTACTGTGGGTGTATCATTGACCTTGCTGTTTTTCTGTCTACTCCCAATGGATTATCGCTTGTAACATATCTTTGTTTCATAACCTCAACTACCTCTAATGGTTCAAAAATAAGATTATTCTTAGGTTGTAAACCAATGAACCAATATTGCGTAGGCTTTTTATAGTAATCTCCGTTCAATGTCCTGTCTTTGTCGATGACATTGGGCTTTAAGCACCAAAAATGTGTTAAATAATGCATTCCGCTAGTACTCAATGGATTTTCTATAATCAGCCTTAGATGTTTTCTTTGACATACAATGACAAACTTATTAAGTATCTCATAGAACAAACTTAACTGCCTATGCCTTTTCATTGACACCTCACATTTTTGCTCAATAGTGTAATTCTTATATTGATAAGCCGTGCAGCATAAATGCCTAGGACTTTGGTCTGAAAAATAAGTGCAAGGGAAAAATGCAAATATCAAATCATCTGGGCTTATCTTATCAAACAAACTCGGCTCGCCTTGATACCCCCCCCTCTATCTCTTTAAAAAGGTCAGTAACATAAGCGGTTTCGTTAAATTCATTCTGAATATCATAGTCGTAGGCTTCAATTCCATACTTTTTGAAAGCATTCTTGAATGTGCCCGACTGTTCAAATAAACAATGTACTATCATTCTGTATCTCCTATAAAGTCAAATAAGTTCATCTGTGATGTCTCGGCTTTTACTCGGCTTTCAGCAATTTTATAATTTTTATCATCATTTTCAAATGCGATAAATTTTAATCCACAATTATGTGCCGCTATTGCAAAAGTTCCACTTCCTGCGAATGGATCCAAAAGTAGTTCACCATTTCTTGCAGATTGAGTAATCATATCCTCTGCAATATCAAGTCGCTTTTGATTCGGGTGTTCCGTCCTCTCATTGCCTTGACAAATTGGTTTTACCCAAAAAGATTGCTTCTGTCCTTTCTCGATATTCCAATAATGTTTAGCACCTGGCAACTTTGTAGCAAAAATGCAAAATTCAGTGCTAGACATATATCCAACCTTAAATATTTGAGGGCAAGGATTGGTTTTACACCAAACCAATGTACTTCTAACATGGAATCCTATATCTTTAAGTATATATTCAATAAAAGATACCTCATTTTTAGGAACCCACATATATAGACTAGCACTGTCTTTCATAACTCTATACACTTCGACAAAGACGCTCTGAATAAAGCTGAAATACGCCTCATTATCTGCAAAGAAATCCCATTTGCCATAATTGAAATTGAGTTCTTTTTTGTTTCCGCTTCTCTTTAATGCCTTGCTATCTATCGCACTTCTATCAATAGACTTTTTTTGAGAAATATTATAAGGAATATCTGTCATTACAATATCTATCATTCCATCATCTATTAATTTAAGCCCATCCCTGCAATCCATTTTATACAATCCATTTTCTAGCATTTTAAATCTACCAAAAGGAAACCTCGGTTTTATGTCGCGACAACCTATTCCTTTCTTTGATTTTTAGTCTATAGTCCTATACTTATCTTCGTAAAATTCCCTATCTTCTTCATTGGAATAGGCTCTTTTACAATTCGTACAAAATTCTAAATGCACCTCTATATCTGTGCTGTTTTCGTATCTACAGCCATTGCAATCATTCATTCCGAATCACCCACTTTCTCAAAAGGAACTCCTCTTAAATGCTCATCAAGGTCTAATTCCGTTCCATCAATATTTCCATTCAGCTTGTTTTGGCAATGACACAATAGTATTTCAAGGTCGCAAATTCTACCTGCCCTATACTCACTTCTTACGAAGTCAAGAACTCTTTTTACGCTTTCCATCCTGTACTTTACTATCTTTGAATTGTACTCAAGTCTTATATCTGCAATTTCTTTTTCATGCCGTCTGATTTCAGCTAAATCACACTTGCAAAATTCATAATCACTAATAAGTTTTTCCTTTGTATCTCGTGCGATTTCTTCTGCTGTATAGCCTTTAATTTCGCTCATTCGTTCCTACCTTCTTTCAATATATCCATAAACTTCTCATACTGTTTCTGTGATACCTTGTTATTAGCCTTATCCGCTCTCAATTCGATTTTAAGGTGCTTTTCAGCGATAGAAGATAATTCCCTCGCTAACACCTTTTTGCCTTGCTGTATGCCTTGCATATAGCCTTTAGGCGCTTTTCTCTCGCCTATTGAACCACTAGCACGATTTTCTCCTTGACCGCCTAAACTGACATTTCTAAGCTGATAGCCTTTATCAGCATATAGCTTGATGTAATACTTCTCTTTTTCGTCAAGCTGACTTTCGGGAAAATTTAGAAATTCAACTCGCCAGCCATAAGGATTTTTCTCTTTGTCGTACAGCTTGTGTTTGCGTAAGCTAAGGTCTATATGCTGTTCATAACCTACAAGGTGGCTTGCCAATCTGCTAAGTGTATGTACTGCCTGTCCGACATATGCATACTTAAATCCGTTTTCATCTTCTCGGAGTAAGAAATATATTCCGCTTTTATCATTCAGCTTTGGATTCAGCTTCAGTAGTCGCTTTTTATTTTCCTGTTCAATTGCCTTGGCTCTTGCTATGTTCTGATAATTCAATAATTGCCACCTGCCTTTAATTGCTCTAAAACTTTGTCATTGTATTCTTTTAAGTGAAGAGCATATGGATTGCATTTGATCAACATAAACTTACATTCTTCACTTATAAGTCTGTGGTAATCCTCTAAAGCTGTAAAATACACCTCTTTGTTGTGATTATTTTCAGTGTCAACATCTGCCTTTACTATCTTAATCGCTTCTTTCAATGGTACTATTTCATACGATTTTGACCATCCTACAGGTCTTGACAGTGTACTTCTATTCTCTAATTGTTCTACAACCTTATTCACATCATAGGCAGTTGGAGTTTGCGTTTCATCATTGATAATACTCTTTACGATATTCAGACCGGCATTTATGCCTTTTGCGTATGCCCCTATCTCTCGTTCTTTCTGGTCTTTCATCAGTTCTAATAATTTATCTGCATCAATCAGTCTCATACTCACACCTCTTTAATTAAATGGTAATCCCTCGTCAGCTACATTGTCTGGAATTGACATAAAACTGTCTGAACTAGCATTACCGCCCATAATTCCATTATTGTTGCTCTGCTGATTAGTACGACTTTCGCAGAACTCGTGTCTTTCAACAACACAATCATTAGTGTATACTTTCTGTCTGTCCTTGTTAGTGTAGTTGCCTGTCTGCCATCTACCCTCAACGATAATCTTAGTTCCCTGATGTAAATACTTCTCTGCAAACTCTCCATTCTTGCCGAATGCTACGCAGGAAATAAAGTCTGCTGCCTGTTCGCCCTCTTTTTTGAGAGCTCTGTCAACAGCTAATGTATATCTTGCTACCGCCATACTTCCGTTTACTGTCTGTGAATATCTTACTTCTGGCTCTCTAGTCAGCCTGCCACATAAAATCACACGATTCATTACTTTTCCTCACTTTCTAATAGTTCTTTATTATCAAAAATGTTGCCGATAACTTCAACTCGATTTCCGTTCTGAACGTATTTCCACAAATCATCATTTATAGAACCGCTTCCATTTTTCCCCATTCCGATAGCAAATGTTGTTCTAAAGCCTTTATAGAATACTTTTCCCAACCTTTTCTTCGTATCTTTGTTTGGGAATGGGCAATCATCATTATCTCGTTGGAACAAAATAATGTCACCTTCCCAAATCAGCTTGCCATTCTTGTCTTTCAAGCCTGTGCATTGGCAGATGGTGGATGGGTCTACTTCAATCATATTAGGCACATCATTTGTCATTCCCCACAGAATATACCGCTTTTCCCAAATGCCGTATAAATAGCCCTGAACCCATTCTCCGTTATCAATTCTTTTAGCCTTAAATAAATATCTATCTTCCATATTCTATCCTTTCTAATGCCTTGATATTTCAATCTCGCTATTCAATATGGCATTAAGTTCCTTGCTAAGTAAATCAAGCTCCTGTTTTGTCAATGATTGAGCTTCATTTATCGCACTCATTACAGATGTACTGTTTAATTTTCTATCATAGATATTTAATGCCTTACAATTCATATATAGCGTTTCTCCACAGCCACATAGTGTGTGAACACATATATCTAATCTTTTATTGTCACCTCTGTAGATGGTTCCAGACTCAACCGGCTTTCCATATTTTGCATTGCTTATATACTTCATACTCCCTCCTATTCCGCTTCTGATTGCAACCAATCCATACAACTAGCTTCTCCTTCGTATTCCTCTCCAAATGTGTTTTTGAATCCGACAAGAAATTCTGCTAACTCTTCATCCGACATATTCCTTATCCTGTCGGCATTGGTTGTTGTGAATTTAGATGAAGTAATCTCCATCGTCACGTCTGTAATAAGCCCATCTCCATAACCATCTAACTTTACAGATTCAATACTTCCAGAAAAATTGCCATTTAGAGATAGATTCAACATTCTTGGCTTTCCTGTAGCACCATATCTATTTTCTTTTGTATCAAGAATTTTTATCAAATCACTAACTGTTACTACTTTCATTTTCTCCACCTCTCAATTCTTTCAATACAATTTAAAAGCACCGTCCCATTTTTTCCACTTTAAAAGCTTTCCACAGTAATGACATTTTTCAAAATCATTGCTTGAAGTTACATATTCTCCGCATTTAGGACAACTGCCGCCTACGTATTCAAAATCACTTGACGGACATTGACTTATTACTTCTTCTATGTAGTTAGGTTCTTTTAATCTTGCTTCCGCCTCGCCCTTTGTAAGAAATACCGATTTACCAAAATCCGAAGCGTGTACTGTTATGTCATCCAAGTCATCTTTTGGAAAACCTGCTGAATACGCAATGCAGCGATACCGTACTACATTTAAAAGAATGGTTATTTCATAAACTTCATATTCTAATATTTGCCCCAATTCCCTGCAAAAATGCCAAACGGTATCCTTTGTTGTGCAAGACAATTTAATAAGTCTACCTTGCTCCTCTAAGTCCTCATAATCTGCTAATTTCTGTAACACATTATGACGATTGTTTTCCCATTCGATAGGTTCTCCACTAGGTGTAGCATATACACCTGTTCCGTTAGCACTTCTTCTTGTTAATCTCTCCATTTCCGCTCCTTTCTAAAACGGACATTCACTAGGATTTTTCAAATCCCAACTTTTTCCTGCAACCGCAACATCTACATTCGCCCCACAAGCAACTTTTCTCATCTTCTCGATAAAACTATCTCTATCAGAATTTTCACTTGATAGATGGCACATTATGACATTCTGCAAGCTATCTGAATAATTTGCCTTAACAAAATCACAAGCCGTGTCAATGGATAAGTGACCTCTGAAAACGTGGTTAGCTTTGCCTGTGTTGTCTCTGTCGATTAAATCCTTGTCATAATTCACACCTAAAAGGATATGGTTGATGCCTTTAAATTTCCACTTGACAACCTCACAATCGGTTATATAAAGCATTCTCCCCATTTCCGGGTGAGTAATCAGAAAGCCGACTATCGGACAAGGTTCGCCATTTGCGTCTGTGTGCGTCCAATTTCCGTCTATTGTTGTTAGGTCAAATGCTCTCACAGTAAAATAAGAATTTGCTAAGAACTGGTTCATAAGCAAGGCTTCGTATGGTTTGCATACAGGAATACCCATAGTTTCAAAATCTTTTACTGACTTGCTGTGGTCAAGGTGTTTATGGGTGCATAACACACCCACAACATCTTTAATGTTCCAATCTAAGCCTTTTTTAATCTCCTTAATCGGTATTCCACAATCAAGGATAAGCGTTTCTCCACTGTTGGAAGTTAATAAATAACAATTTCCGGCTGACGATGAGCCTAAGCATTTTAATTTCATACTCACACCTCGATTTCATCATCCTGTGGAAACTGAAAGTACTCTGTTGTAGCTTTCCGGAATTGTTCCTCACTCAAAATACGCTGTACTTCTTCAAAACGCTTTGAACTGGCTGTGCAATGATAAAACACATTATTTTCATACACTTTTCTAAGCATTTCCATAGCTTTAAGCGCTTTTGCGTTGGTTGAGTATTCAGCAATTTTTACACTCGGTGCGTATGAGCTTTGGCAATATATGTGTGCTACTTTTGCATCATATTTAGCACCAATAACAAATAATTGATAATCATTATATGGAACATCTAATGCTCCGTCCTGCGAAATTATTCTCATACTTAATCTCCTATTCTGCCTGCATAAATGGCGGTAATGTGCTATCTTCCGCCTGTTTTTCGGTTGCTTCTGTGGCTGTGCACTCGATAATGTCGCTTTCTTCAAAATCAACGCTGTTTGCGTTCTGCTCAATATCGTAAGCAACATCCTGTTCAAGCATTTTATCGTGGCTGATTTCCTCGTAATCCTCGTTTTCATTACCACTATGAGAATTATTGATATATTTAAGCAATCTATTTTTGACGGTTTTCATAGCCATCTGGTCAGCAAATTTCTGATGAGCACCATTGCCATTCTCTTTGTAGCCATAACCCTGTTTCCAAGCCTGCTTAATCTGTACAATGGTCATAACCTCTGCTATCTTCTCTCCGTCATCCATAATCGCCACTGCATAAGCCCCGGTAATCTTATCGTTGTCGATATTCTCAAAACTCTGTTCGTGGCAATCAATAATTGTCTTAGCGTCCTCTTTGTGATACTTGAACACATCTCCCTTGTAAATGACCGCTGCATTAATGTCTTTAAGTCCGAATCTCCTTGCTACACAAGTGTTTCCATACACTGACTTCTGACACTGTAGCTTGCCACCATAAGCAACCGGGTAGCACTGTTTCTTCTGCATTGAAAGTCCGTTCGTAACCATTTCAACAAGTGCATTTTCGATACTCGCCCTTGTGCAACTCTGCAATACAGGCTTTTTGTTCATATCTACTGTGTCCTGCAAAATCAGCATTGCCGACATAAATTCATTTGTGTAATTGTAATCCTTAGGGAATGTCAAGCCAAATTTCTCTTTCTGCTTGATTTTTACAACCATTCCCTCTGTAAAATCTTTTGCTACAAGCTCTCTGCTTTCAGCTTCTTTCTTTTCCACAACTGCTGCATTCTCTGCCATAATTAATCCTCACTTTCTTCAAACTCTTTTAACTGTTCCGCTAACTTCTTGCACTCTTCTGCTACATATTCTTCTGTACGGATTATCAATCCTTCAATACGGAATCTGTCCTCACACTCAATCTGTATAGCAAGGTTGCTTCTATAATTGGGAAATTTCTCATAAGCAAGTTTAAGTTCCCTTGCGTCACCGTAATGTCCGCAATCAAATCCGAACCACCACAAATCACTCTCGATTGGATAACTTGAATGCTCTCCACCGCCTGCATATGTAATGCCACCGTGACACTGAAAATATGCTTCAATGCGGATTCTTTCGTCCTTATCAAAGCAAGCGCCCAGCAAAGGAAAAACACCACTTATCTCTCTACTCTTCAAATCTTCCTTTTTAATTTCAAGATAGTCTGAATAGTTCTTGCCATATAGCGGATGATTCTTTGGAACGCCAACATATCCACATCTATGCCCTATTGCGCCGAATATAACAACACATTTGTATCCAGAGTGTTCAAACTCACGCTCTACAACATATCTATCATTCATAGTGCTTATCCCTCCACAATTTCTAATTTCTCACTATCATTAACAATCAGCATAATTAACTGACTATCCACCATTTCAGCAACTTTCTTCTGATTTTCTTCATCTAAGCTCTCAGAATCGTCTAAGATAATAGGTGCTGATATGCCACTAATCTTCTGAATTGAATTGCAAATATCAACTCTGCCTAAAATCCTGTTACCCTTGTTAGACATAGTTGTTAAAATGCTTTTTCCGTCAACAGTAGGTATGCAACAACTCTTATAATTGCCGTTCTTAGCATATTCAAATAACTGCCACTTAGCCAAACCAAAATGACTGTTTACCGCTTCTGTCAAGGCTTCATTCTTTGCTTTGTCAAGTTCATCAAGTAAATCAAGGATTTTCTCGGCATTAGTCTTATTCTGTTCAGAATCAATCCTTGTCTGCTTTAATTCTTCAAGTCGCTGTTCATCTGCTGCCGTATCAGACTTTGCAATCTGACTTTCGCATTCTGCTAACTGCTGCCTTAAAGCTGTTTCCTGTGCTTTTAATTCTGCCTTGATTGCTGAAATATCATTAGCTTTGTGCATAGCCTGTTCCTTTTCAGCAATCTGCTGTTCGAGTGCCTTGTATTCTTCTGTGGCTGATGCATCAATTTCCTGCGGAAGTTCTGATAACTGCTTTTCAAGGTCTGCTAAATCAACTAAATGCTTTTCTAACTTCTGCTTTCTGTCAGCCAATTCCTGTTCAGCTTCAACTAACAATCCTTTGATTTCATCAAGCATTTTCTTAGCTGTGTTGCCCTTATCGGTAATTCTGCTAAGTTCAGTTTCTTTATGTGCCTTAAAATCTGCCTTTAGTTTCTCTTTCTTTTCCTCTGGGTATTCCTGTTTACAATAAGGGCAAATAAGATTATTCTCGTCAAATACACGCTCTTTTTCAGCTTTCCATTCGGTTCTGCTATCATCAAGTGTTTTCTGATATTCAGCTATCTTGTCCTTACCAAAACTAACAACATCTTCTGCGTTGCTGATTGACTTCTTGCTATCCTCAATCACATAATTAAGGTTACTAATCTGTGATTCAAGTTTTCTCCTAGCCTTAACATTTTCTTCATTAGCTTTGCGTGACATATCGCCAAGCTCAAATTTGAGATTAAGAATATCCGAACTAGCCTTGTCATATTCAGCTATCAGCTTGTCATTGTCGGTCTGCTTTGCCACACAATCAGCAATCTGTTCTTTAATGCTGTTCTTCTGCAATTCAAGGTCTGATACTTCAATAGCCTGTTTAAGCTGTATATCTCTTTCCTTTTCCTTAATCTGTCCATCAAGAATAGGTAAATCCTTTGTAATCTTGGTCTTTGTAGCTTTATTCATAGCGGATAATTCTTCAACTGTATACTTATTAAGTAAAGGAACTAACTCGGCTAATTCAGCTTTCTGTGAAGCTATATCAAGGTCTGTAACATCTCCTACAAGACCGAATAGGTATTCTCTCATTTCTGCCGGCTTCTGATTAAGAAAAGCATTTACATTACTGCACATCTTGAATACATTCATATCCACATCAAGATATGCGTTGAAATCCTTTAATGTCTTAGGCACATCATTGACAAAATACTTGTTATCGTCCTTGTAGCTGCTACCATCTTTGCTGTAGGTTCTTTTCTGCACCTTCTTCATAGTTATTTCTTTTCCGTCAACATCAAGTGTAAGTTCAACACTTGTGTCCATATCATCAACGGACTTTCCGTCAACCTCTCGTCTAACAACCGGATTATCCTTTAACTCATAATCACAGTTGAACAAGCACCACATATAAGCGGTTGCAATAGTTGACTTACCTTTGCCATTCTTAGCCATAATCTTTGTAATAGCATAAAAATCAAATTCTGCGTGTGCATAGCACATAAAGTTTTCAAGAGCTACCTTTTTTAAAACTGTTCTTTCCATAAACATATCCTTTCCTTATTTATATATTCATAATAAATACACCATCTTCAACCTGAAAGCTATCAACCACGATATTTATGTATGTACAATTTTTAGCTTCATTAAACGAACCATCAAAGATTGTTCCGTATCGTGGTGACCATATCTGACACATCGCATCTTCATCAAGCGCCATACTTGCTAACTCTCTAACCGTAATATCACTGCACATTAGCTTCGCCCTCATCTGCATAATCAATCTTGCTTACCGATACTTCATAAGCAGTTCTTGTTTCAACTTCATTGTCACTTATCTTCTTAGCGTATTCCCTGCTCTGGAATCTTCCCTGAATCTGAATATGTTCCCCAGCTTCAAGTCTACCTGCAAATCTCGCATTTCTTCCCCATACGATACAAGGTATGTAATCTGACTTACCATAGGCTCTATTGACAGCCATCATAATGTCACATACCTCTCTGCCTTGCGGTGTTGTTCTATATGTAGGTGCTTTGCATAAATGCCCCACGATTTCAATTGAATTGTTCGTATCCAGTGGAATTTCAACATCCTCTAATATATCAATCTCCCTAGCGAATATGCTAAGTATCAGATGGCTATGTGTGCCATCTATGTGTTGATTGTATGACCTAATCTGTCCGTTAATTACTACAGTTCTGTCTACATCTAGTCTGTTAATGTCAACAAGTCTTTCAGATACAACGACCGGAAGCGTATCTACATTGCCGCTTTTTCTTGGAGCTTCTATGTGAAAAATATAAAATCCCTCACCATAAACCTCGTGTGAAAATACTGGTTTCTTAGCAATCTTACCTATCATATAGGCTTTATTATTTGTTATCATTCCTTTTCTCCTCTCTTAACGAATCCTACGACTTTGCCGCCGTCTATAACTGTCACCATATCTTTCTTCTCGTACATATCAATGCAATCCTGTACTGTTATTACTTTCTCGTTTACCTGTTTCATATTGTTCAATCCTTTCTTTTCTCTTTGCCCTTGCCATTGTCAGAACGATACAAGCCAGTTCTAAAAACATCCCGAATATCGTTCCTAGCATAAATCCCTGTATCATAGCTTATATCTCTCTTTCATTATTGTAGGCAGTTCGTAGCAGTCGATATAATCGTGAGTGTCTGCTATGTACTTCTTTTTCAGTTCACTCAAACCACACCCGTATTCGTGCTTTAACTGCCCTAAAATATCTTTTACAACTACTCTTCTTAAGAGTTCACAATGTTTATTTCTTCCTAAGAGGTAACTTGCTCTTCTGCCAATGTGTGCCAGGATTTCAAGTTTTTCCACCTCATTAATCTGCTCTCTTTCACCTTTTTCAGAAATAATAAATATCAATCTGCTAAAACTCCTTTCTAATTAATAAGCTGAAATATCATTGACACAATAAATAATATTGCTGATAACGTCCATAAGTATTCAGCTATCTTACTGTCTCTCTTAGCTTTCTTGTATGCCGCAATAGAGACTTCTAACTTGTTTCTTTCTGCTATCAGTTCCTCTACTGATATGCTATACTGTGGTGTTGCCTGTACTTCCTTTTCCATAAGCTTCTCCTTATTTTAAAAATTGTGATATAATCCTCTTATCTTTTTATAGGAAAGAGGTGAAATATGACTGCTGAAAAATATATATCAGCTTATGCTACCGCTAAAATTTGTGGTTATAATGGCTCATATGATGATTTTAGAAAACTGTACGACCAATACTATTCAGAAATCATCAGTTCAGTGCCTGCTGAAGAACTGCAATTAGCAAAAGCTGAAGCGACTAACAATCCGTTCCGTAACCTGAAGCACTTCTAAATGCTTCGATTACTGGGGAAATGGCGGTAAGTACTTTGATTGATAGCTCAATGTCAGTTTCTTCAAGGTGCTTATCGCCGCTTTTAATATTTCTGTAATCATCCACAATATCCATAGCGATATGCTGTGCAAATTCATCAATGCTTATAAAACGAGAAGCTTCTTTCTCGGCAATTACGCTTTTTCCGTTTTTGCCTGTTATTGTGTATCTTTGCCTTTCCAACTCTTACTCCTTTCTTAAAAACTCATACTTATCTGTGCATTAGCTTCTTTTACCTGTTCAGCAAGTGCCATAGGCAACGCATAATCATCTATAAACTTGTGTACATTATCAATGTACTTTCTTCTTATGCTCTTATATGTTGTTACGCAACCAAACTCTCGTTTTAACTGCTTATATATGTCAGAATATACTGAACTGCGAATACTGCCGTTCTTATAAGCTTCACTATCCTTGCCACCAAGTACAATTACACCTTTTCTATTAACGTGCTGTTTGACCTCATCAATCTCACAGCCGTAAAGAGGTGTGTTATCCTTAAGCTCTGTCATATCTTCTTTGATAGAGTTAACAGCCTGTTCAAGTTCTGTATAACCCTGTGCTAAAAGCTGTATCTGACCGCCTGTTGTCTTTGGCATACCATAACTGCCCGTCTTTCTGATTGACGGAAGCACCTCATCCATTACCCAACTTTCAAATTTCTCTGCACTAGGTAATTTTGATTTCATAATAAGTCGGTATAAATCACCCTCATTTATGTATGACATCTGCTGAACACCACTAGATGTAGGGGTGTCACGTTTCGTTACCCCCTTACAATGGTCGTTCACAGCCTTTCGTGGATTTATATATCCAAGTGCGGTTGCCACATCTGTTGCTACGAAATATGGTTTTCCGTCAATTTCTGTCATTCGGACTTCTCCAAACTCTTCATTATTAAAAATCTGTAATTCCATAAACACGCTCCTTTCTTAAAACGCTGACTTGCCAACTTCCATTGAATAGTCACGCTTTTCTTTTTCACAAGGAATATGTGAAGAAGCACTAACGATAATCTTCATATAATCTAAAAATCCTTGAGCTTCCGAAGCAGATAAGCCATATTGTGCAATTAATTCTCTTACAGAGCCAGTTAATTCGCCTATATCCTTATAGTTTTGTAAGCGCTTTACATAAAACATACAGCCTTCTGTTGTTTTTATAAGTTCCTCTTTTATGGCATTTTCAATAAAATCTCTCATCTTTGCTCCTTTCTTAGCAATTAAAATAGTAAGTCAATTATCGTAAGTGAAATATTCAATATTGCAATAACAACAGCGATTATTGATGTTATTAATGCTATGTCACAAAGTTTTAATTTCTTCATTGATACCTCTTTACTTAATCCATTTTTCAACTGGGATTTTTGTTGCTTCTGCAATTTTTTGTACTGTGGTTAACGCCGGTAAAGAATTATTATCTTTCCACCTGCCTACAACTCCATTACCAAGACCACATTTTTTTTCAAATGCGTGTATTGACAAATTGTTTTCTTCGCAATAAGCGACAACATTTTGATAAAACATAGACTTCTCCTTTCTTTATTTAATAAAGATTTAGAGAAAAGCTTGACAATCTTTAGAGAAAGTTCTAATATATGAATTGTCGAGAAACATATTTTGAGAGCACTTCCCTTTAAGTTTATTTTTTAGGCTTTTCCCTAACCTTTAAACTTATTATATAGAGTGTTTTCTAATTTGTCAACACCTTTTTTAGGTGAAACTCTAAAAAATGGAGGAAAACACAAATGAACACGGTAGAAAGAGTAAAAGACCTATGCAAACAGAGGAAGATTTCAATACATAAATTAGAATTAGAATGTGGTTTTGCTAACGGATATATAGGTCAGTTGCGTAAAGGTACATTGCCAGATGATAGGTTGGGGAAAATTGCCGAATATTTAGGCGTATCAGCCGAATATTTAAGAACTGGCGAAGAAGAACAGCTTATTTTGTCTGAACAAGCTGATTTGTGGATTAAAGTCAGAAATGACAAAAAATTATTACACTCGTTAAAAACATTTTTTGAGTTAAGTGACGAACAGCAAAAGTATGTTCTCGGTTTAATTAATTTATTTAAAGGAGAGTAGTAATAAATGATTGAATCGAAGGATTTTTTAAAGACTATAGTAGAGAAAAGAGATAAAAATGGCAACACTAACTATGCCGACATTGCTAGTTGCCTTGGCATTGATATGATTTCAATGTTGCCATTTATGAGAGAGCTTAGTAATAAAGGTTACATCACCCAAACCCTTGAAGATGTAACTATTACTAAACTTGGGCTACTTGCTTATGATGAACTTTAATTAATACTCACGATTTATTAAATTGCGATAAAATCTTTTATTCTTTCAAGTGTACTAGTGCAACATTATGTTGCACTAGTTTTCTTTATATCTGCTATTATTTTATAGATATACTCTAATACTGCATTATCGTTGGTATTTTCTACCATTTCAATAATTTCCTTTTTGTAATCATTGTTATTCACATTCGCACTTCCCCTCTTTTACTATTGTGACGATGTAATTATTATAGAACACACGTTCTATCGTGTCAAGTGTAGCGGCGATATTGCCAACGCCAATCAAACAATATCGCCTGCCAGAACTTGAAAATGTTTAAGGGTCTTTTTTCAAAGACAAGTTTATTATACATTTATCGTTAGTATATTTCAAATATTTTCGGTCGTGTAATTTTGACTTTATTCGACAACTAACTGGAACTTGTCGATTGCATTACCCATAACGCCTGCATATCCGTCCATTCCGTTAGATGTTTCATCATCTATCTGCTCTGGATAGAAGTTTCTGTTGCCGAATACAGATACCATATACTTAGCATACTTCCAAGGCTCACCCTCTGGTGTATAGTAGATAATTTCTACGGCATCTATCGGTGTTTTCTGGTCGCCTGCAAAGCCGTTGTTGAAATCATTATAATCAAAGCCGGTAACATAAGGAAGCCAATCGCCATTAAGCATATGAACTCTGTACTTAACTGAACCTCTGCTAACCTTGATAATAAGTGCTGTGATAGCTTTATTGTCACCTGCACCAGCCCAATCTTCTCTATCCTCTACTTCGCCCCACCACCTATCTGTATAAGCGGCATATGTAGCATATACGTGTTCATCTGTGTTATCCTCTGTATTGTCTTCTTCGCTGTTATCTTCTGTATTATCTTCATCATTATGAAAGCCATAAAATTCTGATAAGTCGCAAACTCCGTCTACACCGTCAATTCTTGCGCTAGAAGTATACTGCCACCCCGCAAGATAATGGTCGATACTGGGTGTCTTATCCGCATTAACATCATCATTTAACTGCATTTCATCATATCCTAAGTAGTAACGTGCTATCCAGAACGGACAATCTAAATCGCTAGGGTTTGTATAAGGCTTGATGTAGCTACCATAGAATGATAAGCCAGTATATACACCGAAGTCATATCCTGCACCCTCAATAACCTCTTTGTAAGCCTTGATAATGTCGATAAGCTCTGAACCCAAGTTTTGCATACAAGTATTTTCAACATCCATCCAAACTGTCACCTTACGTCCGTCAAGCACTTCAAGCACTCTGTTAGCCGCCGCAATAGCTTCTTCTACTGTTGGTGTGTAAACATAATTGTATACACCGCAGATATGCACACCTGCTAACTGGCAACCTTTCCAGTTGTTTTCGAACTGCTTATCTGGGTCAAAGTCACGTCTGATAACCTTAAGAATAGCGTGAGTAAGTCCTGCCGCCTTAACTCTGTTCCAGTCAACTACACCATTCCACGCTGAAAAATCTCCACATTTAATCATAATTAAAATACCTCACTTTCTACTGTTCCTGTTGCATCTGAACTAACTGTGTTATCTTCTGTGCTGTATGTTGCCTTGTATGTGTTTTTAACACCATCAAGGAAGCTCTTAAGCTCACTGTCTAGTGCTATATCATTCGCCAAGTATGCCGCAAAATCATTGAAGCTAGCTGACATACTGACTGTGCCGCTTTCGCTGATTGTAGCTGACAGATAAGCTACCTGTTTAAGTGTTCCGTCTGAGTTTTGAACGGATAATGTTCCGTTCTTCTGAATTGATGAGTTGATGTCTAACATTGTGTTTTACCTCCTAATCTTATATCCAATTTTTATTTTCGTTGTCCCAAGTGATAACAACATTATCCCCTATATATCCGCGAAGATAACGTCCATCCCAATCAAACATAATATCACCAGAAAAAGGATTTCTATTAATTACACATCCTCTTTGATAGTATGACCCATCTTCTGTTTGATGCATTATATACAATGCTGTAGTCTTTATTGAGCTGTTAACTACAGATAGAGCACAGTCACCAAAAGAACTCCAACCTTTTGAGTCTATAGAAATTTTTCCTTTTTCAATTTTCGTCCAAGCTTGCGGTTCTCCATTGATGTAAGGCTGGTAATATAATTCGATGCGGTCTCTTAACACTTCTAACTCTAATCCTGCCGAACCATACATTTTAATACCTTTACCGCTCTCAACATTGAACTGCATTTCGCCATCGTTAGTAACGTGCCACAGGGAGTTTAGTGTGCTTGGCGAAGTTCCTTGTACGGCTCCTTTCTGAACAGAAAAAATCCAATCGCCAATATTTTTTGAACTTTGAATGTAAGTTCTTCTTAAGTATCCGTCTGGTGCTAAGTAATCATTTTTTAAGCTTCCATCAGTAATATCCCAATTGCCAATGCGACCCCCGGTCCCGATTATATCACTACAGGTAATTGTCCCCGTTGCACTTATAATTGTATTAGTTGATGTTAAAGTAAATGCGTTACCACTAATGTTAACGCTCTTGTTACCGCTAATATTAATAGCCCCCTTAGCCTTAAGCGTTATATCATCTGCAATTGCTTCAATTGCGGATTTAAGTTCGCCACTTTTTGGGTCTTTCTTGATATAAGCACTAAGACTTGCTGTTGTAGCGTAATTTTTAAGGCTATCTTTTGTGGCATATGCTCCTGCTACTTCTAACTTAATCGCTGAACTTTCTTTACTTATTGCTGTGCTTATAGCCGCATTCATCTGCGTTGTTGTGCTGTAGCTACTTAAGCTATCCTTTGTAGCATAAGCATTAGACACTTCAAGTTTAATGCTATTGCTTTCTGCTTTTACAGCCTGCGTTATAGCATTCTTCATAACTGTGGTTGTACTGTAGTTATCTTTTAAATTCTGCTGCACACTTAACAATGATGTAGATATACTATCTAAGTTCATTTTAAAGCTAGCGTTCTGATTAAGCATATAAGCTAATTGTGTGTTAGATACCTCTTTCCAACCCCAATTACCTTTATCATCTTTAGCCCAACGCCAAGTTTTTTGAGTCGTTTCGTTGTATGCTATTGCCCCGTGATATTTTGCGTATTCATCATTGCTATAAGTCCAAGTAAGATTATCACTTGGAAATAAATCGTCTGACGGATAAATGGGTATAAACCAGTCAACGGCTGGATAATTATCTTTTGTAGGTGTTGCTGTAACTGTATACACCATAAAATTATCGTTCGTTTGTTGGTATAAGTCAGATAACGTGATTTCATAGCTATCTAACTTCTGATTGACAGTAGAAAACTTAGTCTTAATGCTTTCGTTGTCAACATTTTCAGTCCACCACAATTTATTAGTGATAAAATCACTAGCAACTTTCATCATACCGCCCCATTGAGTATAATCTTTGCCAGCACCACTTGTTATAGCTTGCATAATGACATTAAGTGTCTGTTTTTCGTTATCAAGGTAAATCTTATTACTCTTAAGTGTATGGGTGTTATCGTTATTGATAACACTAAATAGCGTTTCAATATCCAGCTTACTCGCATTGATATTAGCATTATCTTGAACAACATCATCACGAACAACTTTCCTTGTGACGCCTTTTTCAGTAAGTCCTAAGGCATCAAACATAAGATTGCCAGCTTTATCCCAAACGTACATATTGTAGTCTGAATTAGCGTCTTTACCTATTTGAACTCTTATTCTGTCAGTATCTTTAATGATAATTGTGTTATCTTGCCAATAAGACATTCCATTTTCGCTATGAACCTTAAATTTGGTGGTATTAAGGTCAAGTGCTGTAATCTTGTTCGCAGCTATGCTGTCAATCATAGCATCCTTAATCTGTGCATTGCCAATAACACTTACGACTGCATTAGCGAATTCTGTTGTTAAGCTCTTGCCTGTTGCTGAGCCAAACATTAAGACTTTGATGTTTGCCACATCTGCGTTTAACACGCCTACCTGTGCATAATCTGCTTGTAACTTAGCAATATTAGCTTCATTAATTGTAGCTTTACTTGCCGTCAAATTAACAATATTTGCTGTAATAGTTTCAATCTTATTAGCCTTTAATTGGTCTATATACGCTTGATGTGCTTTTAAACTCTCGATATTAGCACTAGTTATATCAGCATTTTCAATAATTGCCTTGTTGATTAAGACTAAATCAGCGTAGTATCGTTCCATTTGCTTTGTTATCGGTCCAGCGGCTATATTGCTGTTTTCTGTGTCAGATTGACCTATAGATGTAACTGTGTCCATTAAGCCGCCGTCACATTCGTGCTCAATCTGCATTATAGGCACTTTGTAATTAACGCCACCTTTGTTGACAGTTATAATGTCGCCTACTTCAAGCCGCCAGTCACCGACAAACTTAACTGTAAGCGGTCTAAACTGAAAGCCGCCTATCTTTTTATAAATCTCATTTAAGTTAGCTTGTGTCATAAATGGATTAGCAAAGCTGAGTCCAGTTGTACCACTGCCGCTAGTGATTGTGCTAGTTTCCTTATCACCAGACTTTGTATTGTTACAAGTCAGCTTTCTTATCGTAAAATCTTTGCTAGTGGTAAAAGTAACCCCTTGCTGATAGTATTGATGTCCGTCAAGCACATAACCGCTATCTTTGTACCACTTTATTTCAAGGTTTCCGTCAGAATTAATAGCCGCATTTCCACCTTGTAGCATAGCCATATAACCTATCATTTCACGCATTGTATAGCCTTGCGGCTTATCTATGATTGTATGTGTGTTTGTTATGCTAGTTGCTAACTGTATGCCTAGCTTTGTACAGATTTCCTCTAAAATAGCTTTATCCGTACTAGGATAAGTTAATTCAGTAAAATAACCTTTTTCAGCTTTGTACATCTTGTCATAAGCTGTGTACTTAGTGTATTCGCCGTTACTTTCTTCTTTAGTTACAGTAAATATGCCTATCTGTACATACTCAATGCCGCTATCGCCCTTAACACCCTCAAAAATGGTTATATCCTTATTTTCAAGCGTGATTTCTGGATTATAAATAGAAAAGGTAACACTACTACTGCAAGTGTTACCTATGGAAATGCTATTGTTCGGATTGATTATGTTGCTGTACTTAAACTCATTAAGTGTCTGATTGTATTCTTTTCCGTCAACTAAATATTTGCTGTAATATCTTGCATACAGCAAATTGAAATCCGCACCCCAATTAATATTTTTCATTTATTGGATTGCTCCTTTCTGAATGATTAATCGTTAATCATAAAGCCAAGTGCGATAATGTTAGCTGGCTCAATGGCTTCACAACTATCAAATGCACTTATATCAACTTTCGTGTATTCAGATACTTCTATCTCCTGTTCTCCTAGTTCTTCAAGTTCTGATTTTATCTTATCGTTGTTATCTTTATTTTCCTCGCGTATCTTTTCTATCGTTTCTATGACTGCCTTAAAGTGTGGCTCTAACATCTTAATGTTAGACATAATGGCAACTGCTAATCTGCCACCCATTTTAAGCTGTGCTACACTTGCAAGTGCTTCATAATGTGCTAAAACTTCATTTCCTGTTATTTTCATAGTTAATCTCCTTATTTCTGAATTAAACTTAATTTTGCTCCGACTATTAATCCGTCCTCATTCTTTGCTCTTGTGAGATACGGATATGACACATCTCCTGTGTATATTGTCATTTCCTTTTGCTGACCGCCTAAAAATAGGACTTGTGCTGTTGGGAATGGGTTATTTTCATCACTAATCACATTATCAAGCAACAACGCCTGTTCACCTGTTAGTGGTGGTAATTGAAGCTCTACTTTGTCTTTAATAGCCACGATAGTTCCTACCATTTCGCCGTAGTCATTTCTTCCTGTGTTCTTAGACCATATTTTATTTCTGCTGTACGCGTAGCCGTTATATGCTACTGGGAATGTCACCCCCTCGATAATTACAGCACTTATCATTAAATCGCCCCTTTCTGCCTAAAAATGAGTAACAAAAAGGACATATCATCTCTGATACGTTCCCTTAGTTTTATATATTTATATTTTCAAGTTGTCCCTACCACTAACATTTTATTTCAATACCCATTTTGAATTTTTATTTATTAAGTTAATTAAACAGCAATATCTTCAATAAACATATTACTTAAATAAAATAAGTGAAATTGTAATATGTTTGTCCTTGATTTGCCTTAATTTCGGTATCACTATAAATTTGTAATGCACCATTAGGTGTCAATTGTCCATATGCCACAAACCCCGCCGGATTATATACTGTGACCGGAAATTTTATAGTTTTACTCGGTCTATATTCCTCAGGCAGAGTTGCGACTGTTGTCCAGCTCCTAATTGCTACAGTATTGGTTAGTTTAGCTGGCATTATATTTACCAGTGCCAAAGCAGGTGCGTATGTTATGATAGCATTTTCGTACGTTGTTGTTGTATTGTTGTTCAGTTCACTTATCATATCATTATTACTCTTAATCCCATCTTCCATATGATTAAGCCTGTCTGGACTTAATGGAGTACCGCCACTAGTGCCAGCTTTCCACGCTTGCTTTATGTATTGTATAAAATTCATAGTAAAACCTCACTTTCCAAGCACACAAAAAGGACACCTCACAATTAAGTGAAATGTCCTTGTCATTTTGCTATTTATTTGTTATTATTGACGTGAGCAACTTATATGTACTCATACGTGCTAATCAGAACAGGTCTATTCAACTTGTTCTGTTTTTTATTTATCTATTTTGCAATTATTAAGTATTAAAAACTGTCCTTTTTGAACTGTGCAATACGTCTGATTGTCAAAGTTATCATTGCTTACAATGTGGCTTTGCCTTAAATCATCATAGATACAATAATATCCTCTTGATGATGTGGCTATCAGTTTATATTCTCCTGGTTCTATGTCAATTCCAACCTCTAACATACAATTATCAAGAGTAGTTTTGGTTGTGTAATACTGTCTGAATTCTAAAAGAGGTATCGCATTGCACTTGTTTAGTTCAAGATATTCTCCATCTTCTACACTTATCAACATATTGCCTTTGAAATTTTCATTAAACTTTATTTTGGTTTTATTGCTGTCTGCATATACGCCAAAATAAGCCGAACCTTTGCTTGTTAATGATTGCAAATAGTAATCGCCGTTTGGAATATCTTTACCTACTTTGTAAGTGCCTGCCTTATATTTTGTCAGCTTATCATATGTATCTTGTGTTGTCTTTTGTATTGTAGCCGCCGTGGTCTTTTCAGTAGCCTTTTGTGTTGTAGTTGCAGGCTGTGTATTTGCTATTGTTTTATTATCGCTTTCAGTTATATTATTAATAATAAATAACGCTGTAACAAATACTATTCCTGCCAATACTGCAACCACTATCTCCTGTGGCTTCTTTTTGTTATCTTTTTCATTCATCTTGGTACATTCCTTTTATTAAAAATCTAATGTAATTAAAATTATATATTACCAAAAAATCAGCCCACATCTGTTACACACAAACCTATGTTGTGAATAAGTTCCGCCCTGTTGCTTAATCTTCTCTTTCTTATTAACCAGCGTAAACGGTCTAAACGGATTCAAATTAACGGTATATCTTGTCTTAGTTTTCTGTGGTACAGTTGTTGTAATCTGTGTGTGAGAGCAGTCCCAACTGCTACATCTTGGACAATATACTTCAACTAAGCCGTTTTCTGTCGCTCTGTACACTCCTTTAAAGTTAGGATTTAGTGGGCGTTGAATTTGTGGTTGCTGTTTTTTCTTTATTCCTAATACTTCCAGCATTTTATATAAGCCTTTTTTTAACATATACATTCCCCCTTATCTTTAGTACTTTAAATATATTCTTTTATTATTTATTTGTCAATTAATAAGGGAATGCTGCTTGCCCTGTCATATTAGTGTAGTTATTAGCTTTATCCTGTACCATTGCAAACAATTTATCAGCGTCACCTTGTAGTGTTATATTAACGTTGTTGTTAGCTTCTGACATAGCCGCCACAACTGCATTGTAAACCGCTGGATAAACTGCATTAGCAATACCTGTTGTGATTTCCTGCTGATTGGCTACTGCTGTTCTTCCGTCCATAGTACCAACCATTTCGGGTGCTACTTCATTAGCAACGAATAACTGTCCTTTGTTTGGAAAGCCGCCATTTGCATACCAATCAACACTTATCTTGGGCACTTGAGGTGGCACAAGACTAAATTCGCCATCAATATCGAAATGTGGCGTTTTTATATGTGGGAAGCTAAGTCCTAAGTTGTCCCACCAATCTTTGAAATTATACCACATATCTCTTACTTTATAAAAAAAGTTCTCAACGGCTACTGAAATTTCACTAAGGGATGGTTTGCTATCCCACCAATTAACTACATTATTCCACTTATCTTGTATGCCTACTCTTATTCCATCTGCCATATCACGCCATCTATCTGCCGTAAAGTAAGGTGCTACGTGATTATTCCACCAATTGTAAATTCCGGTTGTGCTCCACCAAGAAGAAAAATCAGACCATTTATCTTGTAGACTTGACTTGAAATTATCACCCAAGTTGTTCCATTTATCTTTAGCAAACCAAGGCGTAACATCATTATTCCACCAATTATATATACCTGTGCCACTCCACCAATTATTGAACGAAGTCCAACTATCAGTTAAGCTGCCCTTTGCGTTATCTCCAAGAGATTGCCATTTTGCTTTTGTAAAATAAGGCGCTACGCTATTGTTCCACCAGTTGTATATTCCTGTACTACTCCACCAGTTATTAAAAGAAGTCCAGCTATCTTGCAAGCTATCTTTTGTATTATCTCCAAGTGACTGCCACTTCGCTTTAGTAAACCAAGGCGTAACATCATTATTCCACCAATTTACGATTGCTGTATTATTCCACCAATCTGTAATTTCATTCCATTTTTCTTGTGCAGCTATTTTTATATTTTCTATGCCATCTTTTGCTTTTTTTACATATTTACTATCATCTATGCTTGCTGAAAATTCCGTAATAAATTTAAGTGTAAGAATTCCGCCCGGAATAACCAAAGAAGCCAAAATTCCTGCAATTCCCCATTTGTCGTATATCTCCTGGTAAGCACCCCATATTAATTTTATTGCTGATACTCCTAAGTCAATTGCTAGGTCCAAAATTTTTACAGTTATTTTTCCTAAATCTATACCTTCAATAAACTTTATTATATTTCTTCCTAATTGTTCCCAATCAACAGAACTAACAAATCCATCTGCAAAATCCAAAACATTGCAAATAGCTTCTGTAATTGCTTCTCCTGTTTTTTTCCAAGGAAAAGCATTTATCCCTTTGTTTATTTGTTTGCCTGCGTAAGTACCTATTCCGTACCAGTCACCCTTTTTTATGGCTTTTTCTATTCTATCAGCCCAAGCAACTGCCGAATTTTCCATATTGGCAAATGCTTTATTCCACGCCGCTTCATATTCTGCCGCCGCCTTAGCAATATCATCTGTCAAATCAATAGTGCTACCGCCACCACCGCTTGAGCCCTTGCTTGAGCTTGTATCGTCCTGCAATTTATTTATTTCATCAAATCCCATAAGGGATAATGTAGCTTTCTTAGCTGAATCAGCTACATCTTTGTAGCCGTCTGAAATATCTTCTAAGCCATCTGATGTGTCTTTATAACCACTTTGTCCGAAGCTCTCAAAGTCAATCTTAACACCCATTAAAGAAGCAAGATTGACTAATAATCTTTTGATTACAATAGTTACTCCGTTTACTACTGGCATAACCTTTGAAAGAATTGGGATAAATAGCTGTCCTGCTACCATTCCTACCTCTTTCATATTGTTACTGAACTGGCGTAACATATTACTTGGGGAGTTGATTGTCAAATTTGTTATCGTATAGGCTCTTTATCCTATACTTCTTATAGTTTCCTATAAGTTCAGAGTACATTATCACCCACGTTTTTACGTTTGGTTTGGTGGTAGCCACTTTCACCTCATACTGCCCTATATGCAGTAGTGTCGGACACTCTTGGGAATATTATATTTATTCAATTCCTACTCGTTACGATACTCAATAACCTGTTCGTAATCTATTGAGTTATCTCGGTATTAGCATAGTTGAAAACTTTAGCCTTCACCGATTTTGCCCGATTGCCATAAGATATTTCTATTCTTATGCAACACTTGGAAGATAAGCTATGTCATTAACTTTCTTCCGTCTATTAGCTAAATCGCCCCAAGATACTTTACTTTGGTCTAATATTGCCAACACTCTTAACTGTTGTTTTTCCATCTGTGTCATTTCAGACACCGACTTAGAAATGCCTAAGTTGTAAGCATACGTCGCTAATGTAGCATTGGTAATATCAATACCATACTTGTACAATGCCCTCGATTGTCCGATTAAACCGCTTTGTAAGTTCTGTGCTACTGTTGAATAGTCCACATTGAAAAGTGAGCTTATATCGCCCGCAAGCATTGTCATTGACTTTGTTATAGCCGTTGTTGCTTCGCCTGTCTGTCCTAACGAATTAGTAACAGAAGCTAACTGTGAAGCATACTGTGTTACTTCTTGTATGTTAAGTCCTAAGTTCTTTGCTCCACTTTCTTCAAGCAAACCACCTTGAATATTAACTTTTAAACCAGACAGCTTTCCGAGAGTATCGTTTACTCTGCTTTGGAAGCTCTCTGCATATGCTGTTGCGTTATCATATCCGTACTTTTCGTAATCTTTATCCCACTCTGAACCAATCTTGCCAAACGCAACCGCTTGATAGTTGAAAGCTTCAATGTAATCTGTTGTTGACTTGATGGCTTCTATAAGCTTCTTACTGCCACGAATTACCATAAAATAAGTGGCATAAAACTTGCCTATTGCACTTGCCAAGTTCCAACTGCTCTTAGTCGCTGTCCTAACGCTCGTAGAAACGCCATACAGTGACTTTTGAAGTGAGTTTGAAGAAGTACCCACCTTGCTACCTTGACTAGCAAGATTAGCCAATGCGTTAGTCATTTGAATGACATTTTGACTTACTGTTGGTGCTCTTGATAGCGTTGTCATTAAGCCATTTAAAGCATTGCCTAGCTTTGGAATGTTTACAACGGCATTTTCAATACTTTTACTGCCTAGCTTACCAAGTGACTTTGCAAATTCTGTGACCTGTGTTGCATTTTGCGGAATAGCTGATATGCTTGCAACTGCCTTTGTGACAGCTTGAAGTGATGTAGCTGTGTTAGTTAGTGCAACTGAATCAACAGAACCTATCTTTGTGATATTCTTGGCGAGCCTTGTAAAATCTGCTGTTCCTGCGTTCATATTCTGCATAGCAGAGCCTAACTGACTAACACCATTTGCAAGACCGCTTAGTGATGAACCATTCACAGTTGCAAGTGATGTTGACAGCCTTGTAAGCTGATTTATCAGTTTATCAACAGAATTGATAGCTTTAGTGGCAGTACCGGTAATTTTGACTTCTAACGAATCTAATTCCACGCTTTATACCTCCGGCTTATTTAGGGTGTGTTAAATCCCAGTTTGCTTTTCGTATTTTCATATTCAAGACAAACTCTTCTCTCTTTCTTTGTATTTCATCTTCACCGTTCTCTTTTTTGTTAATATCTCTATAAATAGGCTTGTCTGGGTATTCAAGCTCGCCTTTACCCCAAGCACCACTTCTAACACCTATCTTGATTGCCGGGAGTATGTAGTTACCTACTGCAAGCCATATATCTGAATCCATTCGTTGTCTTTCAAGTTTCTTACCCTCTACAACCGCCCATAGCTTTTTAGGTGTCATTTTTAGAAAGTCTGAATAACTAACGCCTAGTGAACTGGCTAAGACAAAGTATTCTTCCCAAATTATTTTGTGGAAGTCTGCTTTTTCTTGTGGTCCTGTGGAACTACTGTCGGCTTCTTCTGTTCCTGTGTTGCTTCTTCCACATTGTTCGCCATCTCCTCTAGCATCGCTGTTATTCCCGACAGCTCGAAAAAACCATCATCTTCCATCGCTTTCTTAATTTCTTCAAACAATGTTCTATATCCGTAACTCTTATCTGTCTTTCTTTTCTCTGTAATATATGCCCTAGTGAGTTCCTTTGCTTCGTCCATTGTTACCGGGTTATTGTCAATACAACCTGCATAAATGGCTAAAATACAAATCTCTGGCACATCTGCTGTCATATCTGCTAATCCATCAAAGGAAGCCTGTGCAACACTCTTGTCTGTCTGTACAAGTAAGTAAGAACCGTTAACAACAGAAAACATTTTCTGCACAATTTCCTTGCATTCTGCTGCACCGAAGCTAAACTCAACTTTGTATTCTTTTCCATTTACATTAATATTCATCATAATTTTTACCCTTTCCCACCCTATCGTCCATATAGGGAAAGGTGCGGATTTTACACCGCACCTGCCTTTTAAAATAATTATTCTGTTACATCATCAAGATATGATGTGTAGTTGGCTGTTTTGGCGTTTTCTACGCTATCCGACACAGCCTTTTTTGATTTAGTCGAATAGCTCATTATTCCCCCGATGTTGGGGTTACTGCTGTATCTGTTCCTACCATATCCTCAATAATAAGGTTGATAGCCATTGTAAGAAGTGAATTTTGCTCCTTGCCCGTAATTGGTAACTTTGAAGGCGGCTGTGCAACAAAGAACTCCGCATCTGATATACCCGGAGTAATCTCTTGAAACCACATTCTCTTTCCATCAGTTAAAGCCTTATATTCTGTAATAAGGTCTTTCCACTCTTTGATTGTAGCTTCCGTCTTATTAACTGTTACCGCAACTGTATCTGTAACTGTATCTCTACCTGCAATGTTTCTTGTCTGTAAATCTTCAAGTGCTGATGCATCTATAGCCTCTGGGGTTACTGTAATCTCATCAATAGAATTGATTCTATGAAGAAGTTTAAATGCTGTTGGTTTAGTACCTGCTGTAGTTTCAACTCCATAACTAAACGTGATTCCCAGTGCACTTAATCCTGCTACTGTATCTGCCATTGTCTACCTCCTAAAAATTCGCAAAAAAATAAGAGCATTTCTGCTCTTTGTTACAATAATCTGTCATTTGCTCCGATTAACCGCCTAAATCGTGCGGTACTCTTATGTACTTTATTGCTGATTGAGAACTCTGGCATTGCATTGCCTTGAAATCTCATTGTTTTAAATGTATCTGTAATTATCGTCATAACCTTGCGACAGTCAGACTTGCTTGTGTTAGTGGTAACATCTACTTGAAATGTCGCTAACAACGCATTAATTGTCTGTCCGTCAAGCGTTTGTCCTTGTTCTACTGCTGGCAGTAAATGAATGTATACTGTTGGGAATACTGCTTGACCGCTGTTTTCCCCCTCATTGGTTATGACTATCTTTGGATATGTCTTTTTAAGCTGTGTTAGGGTTTTAGCCTTGACAAGTGCTGTGACTGTATTCTCGAGGTCTATCGCCCAATCGTTTGCGTTTGCCATTAACTAAACACCTCTCTTGCTATCTGCTTATACTGATTAATAATCTCTATTGTGGCGTTGTACATAGGCATTGTAGCTTTAACGCCGTGCGTGTAGTGCCATTGATTATCATTACCTAAGTAGTACCAGCCGTCGCTGAATGCGTGGATTTGTCCTGGATATGTTCCTACGCCCAAGCCGAAATCATTAGCCTTTGGGTTCTCGTTGCCACTGTTGTAATAAATGCCTGCGCCAAATTCAATCGCTAACAGCGTGTAAAATGGCTCTCTATCTTCTACTTCAACAGTTTTACCGGTAGCAATTAAAATAGCTTGGTAGCCATCTTGAATAGGCTTTCTGTCAACTCTCAATGTTACTGTCCTACCTAATGGACTTTCGTTAACACTCATAATTGCCGCTTTGTCGCCTAATTCTGCTAATCGTTCAACAAGCAATTCACATTTATACTGTAAACTCTGCTTATACTGTTGTAACTGTCTGATAGCTTCATTTACAGACTTTTCAGACAAGGATATATCAATTGTATGTCTTGCCATATTACACCGCCTTAGAGTAATTTTAAGTCCACATAAACTTTAAATATTTTAGGTGATTGAATTGCAAACCAATCAATAGTTGTTTCATCGTGTCCAAATTGTTCTATATGCTGCCAATTGCACTGTAATCCGCTTTCAGATAGAAAGGCGTGTATTATTTCGTGTCTTAATTGTTTCTTTTGCAATTCTACAAAATTACCTACTTCATTATAGTTATCAGAACGAATTACTATTAACTTTGATGTATTATCACAAAAGCCGTCAACATCTTCATTGTTAAGCGTTCTTAGTTCAATAGCATATTCTGTTCCTAAAATATTAATTGTTGTGTTTTCCATAATGCACCTACTTTACAACTGCTTTAAGCATATACTTAGTTGAATATAATGCCGGCTTAATGCCTACAATCGTGAAATCTGCCGATGTTTCATCAACAAGTCCATCAGATGTGTATGTAGGCTTGCTATCAAGCCAGATAAGGTCGCCTTTTTTCAAAGGGTACATTCCTTTGTCTGTTAGTAAAACCGCGTCAAAATCGGCTGTGTCAAAGCCGTATTCCTTAGTCTGTGCCTCTCCACCACTGAAAGCTATGTTTGCTTTGAAGTCAACCGGCTCTGAAAAGCCGGTTTTCTCTTCAAGAACTTTGGGTATCTTATTTCCGTCATCATCAAGATAAGGAATGAAGTTACCCTCCGTGTCGGTGTATCCCTCATAAAGAATATTGCCATCATTATCTCTTTCATAGATAGTTACTGTCTGCCCTTGAAGTGAATACTTCATAGTCTGCTTATTGATGTCAAGCATATTACTTCACATCCTTGCCAAATCGCTTCCATAATTCGGATAACTTCTCCCATCCATACATCGAAACGAACGCTACAACAAAACCTGCCATAATTGCCGCAAGAATCATATACCACAGTATTGTCATCTGAATATACTGCATATAGGCAACAAATGCCGCTACAGTAATACCGATTGACAGGACAAATACCACAATATCTGTAGGTACCTTATTGAATACCCCAATACCCTTGATTACCTGTGTAATTACAGATACCATAAAGGCTAATGCCCCGACAATCGCTAATATGATTGTCATATTTGCAATCAATGTTTGCATAATATCCATTCTGCTATACCTCCTTATCTTCATTAAGTCGTGCTTCCAATCCGTCTATTCGGTGGTGTGCCGACTTTACACTTTCCTCAACCTTAATAATCCTGTTATCGTGAGAATTAAGTTCTTTTCTCATTTCTGTAACTTCATTCTTTATCTCTGTTGTGTTGCTTGATATTGTGTCAAGTTTCATATTTATGCGTGTATTTTCTTTTACACGCTCCGTAAGTTCTGCATTGTCAGACTTTTTGTTGTTCTTAAGATTAAGTCCTAAGGTAAACAGTCCGAAAAAGACGGAAAAAGCAACTGAAATAATGCTTATAATTACTGCTATTGGCATTGATATACCGCCTTTCATAATTAATAATGGCACACTGCCCACCACCCTTAATGTGTGCCGCCTGCTACCGTATTGGTAACGCACAATCTTCTTTAATATTCTGTAATGCCCTATAGGCGTTATAATACTTTGGCAAATGGAAATACCCCGACAAATAAGCTGTCTCTATCTCTCCAAGTTCTGTTGACACCATTCTCGTTGTAGCTTGCCATAAATGCTTCACCTGCTTGTGAATGATCATAGACAGCCAGATTAACAATAACACTCTCAAATTTCTTCAAGTCCTCGGTTATCATTTCATCTGTGTAGCTGTCGGGGTAATTTCTTCTTGCCTTTACATCTTCTGTAGCCTGTTTAATAAGCTGTTCGATTACTGGATTATCTTCTTTGTTATCGAACACTACCACATCAGATGTCGTATTATCATCATTTGTGACTGTATCAATATGAAATTGTTTAAGTCTGATTTTGACTTGCTCTAATGTGGTGTATTCCATAATTTCAGCTCCTATAATCCTAATTTCTCAATTAACAATTCTTTAAGTTCTGCTCCTGTAAGCTCCATTGCGTTCTCAATACCTTGTTCTAAGGCAAGTGTCTGTAAGTCCGCTGTTGGCATACGCTTAATAGCTGTCTTTGTGTAATCGCTTGTAGGTTGAGCAGGGAACTTGTCCTGCTCTTCCTCGTATTTAAGTTCATCCCCATAAACTGCTTCCTGTCTTACGTTATCTGCTGTTACTTCTTCGCTCTGCTTTGCGGCGTTGATTTTATGTCGTCTTAATAACATATAAACACCTCTTACTTTCCGAACTTAGCAAGAACAACCTTTGAATCGTTGCTTAAGACTGCTGTATAGTGTTCATCGCCAGAGATAACAGTTGTCTTTGCAAGAATATCTCTGTCCGATTCAATCTCAACGCTTCTCTTCATATAGATTGTAAGTGCGTTCTCTTCCTCTGACACGCCATCTGCACCTGTGTCCTCGTTAGGGTCTTCTGCTGACACGATAACAATCGGACAAGCGTAGAACTCTGTTGTAACAGCCTTTAACTTGCTACCTACCTTGATTTCCTTGTCCTTTGGCTTAAGCGTATGTGCAAGTGCTGTGTCAAGATGAACATTAGTTGCATCCTCGCTTGTTGTATCAGCTACAACATTGATTGTTCCTGTTGAATCATCAAGTTCATACTTAACCAGCTTAACTTTCTTAGACTTAACAACCTGTGCTCCTGCGATAGAACCGATAGTGCCATTCATAATTACGTTAAGTGGGTACTTGTCATTGCTCTTGAAATCAGCGTCATTAAGTAATGTGGCTTCCTGTGCCGGATTGATGAATAATATCTTTGTAAGTGATGAATCTGATTCATCATCAAACTTGCTATTAGCCGCTACAACTGCTGAATAGCTGATAGGTGCTGCTGTTCCATCGTGATCAATAGGTGCTGTGCAAAGTGCGTCATAGCTGTCATTATCAACCTTTGCAGCGATTGACATAGCAATCTGATTGATAGCTGTACCAAGTGGGTCGCCATAACCAGATAACACTGATTCGTCTGTAAGTTCTACTGCCTTACCTGCTTTCTTAACCTTTGCTTCTGTTGTAGATGTTGTAAGTACTGTTGTACCCATAGCAACACCTTCTGCTACATCCTGTGCATCACCTATATAAGCGTATTTTGGGACAACAATAGTGCTTCCCGGTCTGCCTACAAGTGTTGTATCAACTCTTGCAATAGGCGAAAACTTAATCTTCTTTGGTAACTTAGCTGATACCATATCAGCCATTACCTGTGGGTCTACTAAATTTGCTAACTTAGTCTGTGGCATAGTTTATTTACCTCCGTTTTCTACTCTGTGAACTTCTTATAAAGTTCTGGATTCTTATTTTTGAATTCTACTCTTTCGTGGTAATTCATCTTGTTGAACTGTTCCTGTGTTATTGTGCTTTCTTCTCCGCCGCCTGCATTAATAGCCGGTCTTGATTTAAGCCACTCTGCCTTAGCTTCTTTAACCTGTCTTTGCACTTCATTGGCAATTACAGTTGCTATAAGGCTATGGTCTGCGTCTGCAACTGCCTCAATCAAAGAATCAATATCTTTTCCATCGCCTATAACTTTCTGATAAGCATTGACAGCTTTCATATGATTAAGCTCTTTACTCATGTTCTCGAACTTTTCGGCCTGCAACTTTTCAGCTTCCGCCTTTGCTTCCGCTTCCTGTTCTTCTGCTGTCTGCTTCGAGCGAAGTTCTTTCTTGTACTTAGCTGCTTCTGAACTGGCTTTATCAGAAGCATTCTTATACTTCTCTTTTTCAGCTCTTTCACTAGCAAGCTGTGCCATAAGTTCTTCTACACTAGGTGTCTGCTCTTCGTTCTGTGGCTCATTATTAGTTGTTGGTTCTGTTGTTTTGTTAGTTACATCTGCCATAATTTCTTTACCTCTGCTTTCTGCGTTTTTGTTGTTCTCTCAACTTCTTGCGATATTTGTATTGCCCTTTCTCTAGGGCATATAAAAAGCCACAAGGCATTTTCTACCTTGTGGCTCAATATCAATTATTTATCTGTTCTGCTCTTATCTATAACTGGACTATTTTCTGTCTGGTCTGATAAGTCTTGCATTGTGCGGTCTTTGTTAGGCGATTGTTCGCCATCTCCGCCCTCTGCTTGGTTTTGTGTGTCTTTGTTGATTATACTGTCTTGATATGCCTTAACCATCTCTCCGCTTCTCGCTACAACATCGTTAGGGTCATCGAAGAATGGAATTGCATCAACTGTATCTTTAAGGCTAAATCCGTGACTTATCAATGTCGCCATAGCATTAACTTTGGTTGACATTTCGTAAGTTTTTTGCCGCTTAATGTTAGGTTTTACATCTCTTGCCCTTAATTTAAGTAATGGATTGCTGCTGTTAACATTGTTTGACAACTTAATAGCTGCAAGAACAACTTTTATTTCTTCCATTTTGCAGCCATCAGTAATTAGTTGTTGTTTTGCCGCCGCTGTTTCAGCCTGTGACCAGCCTGTTGCATCTGACATTGCAACTCCTGTACTGCCACCGCTATTATCATTTCGTTGTGGCACATTACATTTCTGCAAGATTATCTGTCGCCTTGATTGGATATTGTTAAGCATACCTGTGTAATCGTAATTAATTGCAAGTGGCTCAACTATTGGAGTTTTGCCATCTGCTGATGTGTAGGTCTGCATCCATTCTCCAGATTTTGGTTTCCTTACTTTTTCAGTAATGCGTTGTGTTCCATCTTTATCAACTGTTGTTTCCTGTTCAACCGGGAAATCAACATCATTTGTGTGCCATACTGCCTGCGTGTTCTGTTCAACATCATTTGTAATATCTGAAATGAGCAAGTTTAAGTTATCCATTTCAGATATTTGCCGTTCAAAACAGCCCATTCTATCAAATGACCTTGTGTATTCAATGATAGGAATTTTATGCAGTGGATTTTCTTCTCCGCTTCTCTCTAAAAATCCCCATTTTGTTTTTCCTTTTTCTGGTCCGTTAGTAATTTTTATCCCATCCGTAACTTCATAACGAATATCTTTTGTAAAACAGGTGTAATATCTTGTACCGCTATGTTTGTCTTTAATATAAGTGCCTGCAAGAATAACCCTCTTGTCACTATAAGCTGTTGACCTTATGACAAATGTTGTTCTTGGGTCTAATACATCATATGTAAAATAGCTTTCTCCATCCTCATATTCTGTGTTTACATCAATGAGGACATATCCAACGCCACCAATTTCAACATATCTTGCAAGTTCCTGTTGCTTCTGCCTTGCATTCTGTGATTCGTAGCAACTGTTTAATTCTGCTATAGCTTTTGTAAGGTTAGAATCCTCATTGTCGCCATTTTGAACTAACGTTATAGGATTTCCCCACTTAAAACCTAAATTGAACTCCGTGACTTCATTAGCCACATTATCGCAACACTCACAGTCAATGTCTGGTCTGTAAGTCTTTGGATTCTTCCTAACTATTGGCTGTATTCCTGCGTCATAATCAAGAAGAAACTGTATTCTGTTGGAATTAATATCATGTTCCAAAATTGCTTCACGCAAAATTGGTATTATATTGTCAGGTGTTATTTCTTTTGCGCCTGTATAAATAGCAATTCTTCCTGTTTGCATTATCTACACCTCTAATAAAATGTCATACCGCTTGAACTTCTGCTGTCCGGTATTTCTTTAATTTGAAAATTATCATCATCGTTAGGCACATACCAAATCCACTTGTGGCAGTGCCTACAAGCCAGCTTATGTGTTCGTGGGTCTTTGCTGTCTGCCTTGGTTAAAAACTTATGGCAGTTCGGACACATAATTGACTTGTCTTTGTTTGTATAAAAAATCATATTCTACCTCGTTGCATAACAAAAAACACCGCTACAATTAAGTAACGGTGCTTTCCGATAAAGGATTGTAATATTTGATGAAAAACAGTTCTGTAATTTCTTACAGGTATACTATACCACGCCGGCAATGTGACATTCTATGACATCTTTTACAAATATTCACTTCCATATTTGTCTTCAAAGGCCTGTAATGCTTTAGCGTGTATTCTATGCACTTGTCTCCAGCACCAGCCTGTTTCATTTGCAATTTTTTCAAATGTAAACTTTCTGATATATCTTAGAAACAATACTGTGTAATAATCTTCGTTGTTTATCTGTTCTATCTGCTCTATTATTTTGTTTTTTACATCAATGTATTTATCTATAAGCTTATCAAGGTTTTCTTCCATTTGTTCAAGTCTGACATATCCACAGCCTGTTTTGTCTGGATCTGATGATGACATAACTCTTTCTTCATTAACAACCGCTGAAATGCTGTATGATAATTCTTTATACTGTGTTATTTCTATCAACTTATTATCAATTATCTTGTTGTAATAGCTTATCTGGTTAAGATAGTCCTTAGTTGTCATATAAACCCTCCTCTTATATCGGACTTGACATAATTACTGTCTTTTTTACTCTATTTCCTCTTTTCATTCTTAATGCAAAATTTGAAAAAACATCCGGTACATCATCGTGCAAATTTTTACCAGATACTGAATATTTCAATAACCAACTCATCATCTCTGCATAATCGCTCTTAGGTTCATATAGGCTTCTGTCTTTGAACACAATATGTTGCAATACCCAGCTAGAGCACTGAAATATTCTTGCTTCTTTGTTTGTTTCGGTTGCAGTGTCTGATATATTGCATAACCAGCCTTTTTCTTCTACTCGTTTTCTGACTTCATTTGCAACCCTATCTCCGCCTTGATTGGCTTCAAAATCGCAATCTTGCATTTCATTATCGACAATTAAATTTGCTGAATTTTCATATTGTTTTTCGTAATCTGCCGAATTGTTGCATATAGTATCAGTGCAGTAATACGTTCCCTCATATCCTTCAAATTCAACCAGGCAAGGAAACACATAAAAATCAGTACCAGAGGATTTTGTGTCACATTGTCCAGTAATTCTTTTAATTCGTGTTTTAGGAAGTTCTTTGTATCTCATTATTTTGTTTTCTGGATAAAGCAATCCCTCACGTTCTATTGGATCTTGCTTATAAAGACATCTATAAGATATATCATCCATTGTCAGTGCTTGATCATTAAAAAATTCCACCGACATTCCATTATATTCATAGTCAAAATTGCTTTTCCCTGTTTTAGGGTCAATATCTGGAATCGAAATAATTTTTAACTTTGGGTCGTTTCCATAAAGCTCAATAATATGTCCAATAATGTCTTTTGTGCTCCATCTGGTCATTATAATTATTTCTTTTACTTGTTCGTTTAGCTTTCTTTGCTTTAAATCGACTCCATAAATTCTCCATATTTTTTCAAGAATTATTGGATTAAGTGCTTCTTCAATAGAACCTATAAGGTCATCACAATATAAATAACGGTTAGTTCTAACCTTACCAGCATTCTTAGCTCCTATTGATGAGCATTGAATACTTGAAAATGCTTTGTATTTACCGAAATTAGCTTCTTGTGCCTGTGCATTTGTGCTTTGTAATGGTAAATTAGGGAAAATAACATTCCATTTATATTCTTTATCATCTGTTGTTATGTCAAGCACTCCTTTATAAAACTTTCCTGTAATTTCGTTGCTGTGAGAAAAGAAAAGGCTGTAATCTTTAGGGTGCTTGCCAATTATCCAAGAGCAAAAAAATTTTTCCAGTGTAGTTTTTTGTGTTCCTGGTGGCATAGAAATACATAATCTATTATATTTGTCGTCTTCCAAATCTTGCATAGCTTGAATAAGCCCGTATTTATTAAGCTGTTTCATTTTTGGCTGATAAAATCTTTCACTCTCTTCTCTGTCTTTTTCAAGATAAAGCAAATAGCTGTGAAATAAGTGCGGAGCTTCAAGTAATAAGGTGTCAAAATATCTATTAACTAAATCATTGTCTATATTGTTGTTGAATGTATATTTTTCAAGTTCAAAAATATCTATGCCTATATCACGCATACAAGCCTTTTCTATGAGCTCTTTTGTCCTAGTCGTACATTTTAACATTGTGTCAATTTCGCCCTCATTCTTGGCAAGCTGGCACACGTTGTAGTAGGTTTCTATAATATTTTCATCTATTCCATTTTGGGATATGTATTTTTCGCATTCATCTATCAGTTGATTTAATTCAGAATTCAAGATAAGCACCTCCACTTAAAAGCAAAGGCGCTTATAGACCTCTGCCTATAATTGTTTTAGGGTAGCGCCGCAAACCTCTTATGCGGCGGTAATATATTATTTATTTAATATCAATATCTGGTACTAATCTTTCAGGGTAAAACGTCAATTCATAATGGTACTTATCTGTCCCGACTGGTTCTGTTTGTTCCATAACATAACAAGTCCAATCGTTAAGATATATATAATCTTTATAATATGTGTTCTCGCCTGTTTTGATAGTAACTACAAGCTCATTAGTACTGTTGTTGCTAAGGCTCATATACCCCTCTGCCTGCAACATAATTGTATCTGTTCTTGCATTTGTAACTGTAATTTTTCGATAGAGATTAAACTCATCTCCATCTTTTGACAGATTGTGGTTTACGACATCTGCCGTTCTACAACCAACCATTCCAAGTGCAATGCAGATTATCATTCCTAATGTCAAAAATTTCTTTTTCATAATTTCTATTCCTTTCTATGTTTTATCAGCCTTTAACTCTCTAAGGTCAGCGGCTACAATCAATTTGTAGTCGGTAATTGTTTATTTTAATTTCTTAACTTCCAGACAAGTACGTTTTCCATCCTTTTCAATTCTCCATCTGGTACTCCAATGTTCAATGTGGCAGTTTTTATCTTCATTAAGTGGGACTCTATTGACAATAGCACTTGCAATAGTGCTTGGTGGAATGTCTAAATCATCTACAATCAATGTTGTCATTTGATTTTCTACTTTTGGTAATCTGGCTTTTTTAATTCGTTCAAATACTTTGTCATTGCAATTTCAGTACCATTTTCATCTTTTGTGCAAACAGTAACGCAATTACTTTTATTGCTTCGTAAGTCAGCAAGTATTATTTCCGTTTTATCATCATCAAACTTGTAACACTCACGCATTTTCTCAATGCAGTTATTCATTTCTGTTATTTTCATAATATCACTTCTTCCCCCATAAATTATTTGGCAACTCCTCACCGCCGTAAATCTTGTTAGCGTATTTCTTAAATGTCGGTACGCTACAACCTGCTACTTTTGCCGCTTTTACCTGTGAAACCCGCCCCGATATGTATAGGTTTATTGCTTCATAGAACTTATCTTTGTTTAGTGGGTGTACGCCTGCTGCCATAATAATCACTCCTTGTCTGTTTTACATCATTTTCTGTATCATAATTGCCAATATACCTGTCAGTAAACATATAATTATCAGCATTCCCTCTTTAACAGCTGTTGCAATAGATATATCTTCTCTTTCAATGTATTTGATATTGTAGTAAACCCATATCAGCAGCACTATGCCTAATATTAATTTCATAAACATTGTTCCTTTACATCTCTATAAATCTATTTGCCAGCTTGCCAAGATATTCAGCATTGGCAAAATGTGTTATTGAGTAGTTAGTGCTTTCTCTATGTTCTCTGATAAAGTGGTCGTTAATCATTCTCTGTAAAACTGTAATACTCTTATCGTCTGTTTCGTATATATCATCAGAATTGAAATGTCCGTGTTCTGTATCTGTGATAGTTGATAGTACAAAACATACATTCTTTAATGTCTTATCTGTAAGTATTGGGTGTACTTTATGGAAATAGATTTCATATAACTGCATATACATCTTAAATCCATCTTTAACGCAATCACATATAGTTGAATTATCTATGTCGTTGTCGCAGATGTTATTGAACCTATCAACCATATCTTTTTCTTTAAGCAACATTTCATCTCTTGTGACAGCTCTTGCCGTCGGTTTCTCTGAAAACGATGTATGTACCTCTCCATCAATGTTAATTGATGTATTATCCTTATTAGTAATTTCTGAATTATAATCTCTGTTTATATTCTCTGTAGTAATCTCTGGTAATGGTCTGTCGTTTTGTCCTTCTCGACAGGTCATTCTGTCCTGTCGGTCTGTCATATTGTCTTGTCGATTTGTCATTCTGTCCTCATTGGAATTAAATTTATCCACAAGTTCCTGTAGTTTCTTAGTATTTATTGTGTACCACTTTGTTTTATCAATAGCTAATTTATTGTAATTAGCTGATATAACAATTCCTTTACTTTCAAGCCTTGTGAATGTTCTCTGTATCGTTTTTTCACTCCAATATGGAAAATTATTAATTCTCCAATCGCTGTATGAGTTGTAAACCCAATATTTACCATCAACAAGGTTCTTTTCAGCTTTTTTATTAATTTCTATCCAGTAATTTAGCTGATTAAGCACTATTGCTTCGTTTAAATCTCCCAAAACAAGTGCTAAATCGGTGTTTACAATAAGTGTCCTTGATTTGTCAATAAATAATTCTTTAAAATTCATAAATTACCTCCTGTGAAAGATAATAGCACTCCGCTTGTGCTTAATCTGTGAATAACAAAACAACAAACAGGCAGTTCACAGGTCTGCTTTTCGGTAGCTAACCTAGTTTGTTGTTAATCTGACATATGGACTTGCACCATACCCGCACGCCAAGCTAGGGAATCGAACCCCACGCTTAAAAAAATACATCTTCAAGCGCATACCGCCTTATAATGAGAATCGAACTCATCTCGCACTATGCTGTCAGAACAAAGCACATCTTAACCTAGGATAAGTCCGCAAACAGCATTATGTACGCAAACCTAAGAAATGCTTTCAAAACGCCGATATCGTGAATCGAACACGAACAACATTTCTGTTGGATAGCTTAGCAAGCTACTGGAATACTTTTATCCCATATCGGCAAAGTGGAGAAGATAGGAATTGAACCTACAATGTTTACCGCAAGGGAACAGATTTACAGTCCGCCGCAACACCGCCAATCGTTACCGCTTCCCCATATCGTTTTAAAAGACTAGCATTGTGAAAATGTTTCGATTAAGGTGGATAGTTGATACTGAAAAACAATGCTAGTCTTAATAGCAGTATAGGCTATGACACCTATAACAGGTCGTGGCAAAGCTTGGATGTCATTCTACTCGTGCAGTTGGGCTCAAAGAAAGTAGCTTCGCTCGCTGTCTATCCATACAGATAACTGCTGCGCTATAGGTATAACTTAATTTTATTTGCGTATTTATAATACGCAAAACCTCACGGACTATCTGACAGTCCTTAACAGCTCTCGCTATGAGGTGAAAGGAGGACTTAATGCTAGTAAACCAATAAGTCCTGTAAAGGCACAAGTGTAATTAAACACTTGAACTACCCCTGTGGGATTTGAACCCACGATACAGGAATCAAAATCCTGTGCCTTGACCACTTGGCTAAGGGGCAATATGCTATTCTTTTGTTTCAAAGAGTACTGCATTTTTATTTGCTGTTTCAAGCTCTGTGAAGTTATCCTTGCCTTTTACAACATTTGGATTGCCATTACAGGCATTACAAGGCTTTTCACAATATAACTTATGTCTATGTTTGCACTGGTAACAGTGCTTATCCTGATTACCCATTATTTATCACCTGCCTGTCTGTGATTAGCTCTGTAAGTGTCAAAACCGTCCGGATAACGTGCTATAAGTTTATCTATGTTTGTCTGCATTACATCATCAAGATTAAAACCGCAAGCTTCACAAATCATAGCAACGTACCATAAAACATCGCCACACTCTTTCTTAAGATGTTCTAAGTCTATGCCTTTTTCGTGGAATATGCCCTTTTTAACGAGGTCTGATACCTCGCCAGCTTCGCCGGTTAAACCTAAGACACCATTAAGAAGTCCTGCTATGTCATTTATGTTGCTACACTTAGCATTGCTTTCTGCTAGAGGGCTAAGCGAAAACTTACCAGTTAATTCAGTAATTAATCTATGATGAGCCTTTTTATCGTTAGTACGCATAGCCAATTTTTGGTATTCATTGCCCTGCATTTATAGCTCCTAACTCTTTTTTATTTTTAAAATTTTTTTGGAATTTATTCAGCCGACTAGCTGATTCTCTGATGTGTTTATTGAATATCTTGTGATTAATTAATATGTGTCTATTATACACCTAATTAGCTTAAATGTATAGATGTTAATTGGATTATTTTTAATTAAATATATAAGTGATTTATTAGTATTAATTATATGATTAATGGCTAGGTATTATTTATATATAATTATATAATATGTGTATTATGTGGGTAATAATAATATAAATATATATTAATATATAAAGCCTTTTTCTTGTCGTGGAAAAATGAGTGACTTAGTTGGGGCGTGTTCCGAGGACAAATAAACCCCCTCCGCCCTTGTCCGTGTAATTGTGTCTATTTTACGCCATATTCTCAAACAATTAACACAATTAACACCATATCCATACTATAACGCCGATAAACCTTAATTTATCAGCGTTATATAAATACTTATTACTCACAAACCCAGTATTTAAGCGGTTTGCAAGCTGTTTAAATTGTGTCTGAATTGTTTACAGCGTTTATCTGCTGTTTATCGGTTAATTGTGTATTATTTTGGTTTAATTGCTGGCGTATTTCTGCGGCTGTAAGAGGTGTTTTGCTGGTGTTTTCTCTACTAACGCCGGGAAGATTCCAACCAAAGCGGCGATTCATAACCGCAAGTTGCCCGACTGGATTCTTGCCAGACCAGAGCCGTGCCTCTCCACTAGATTCATAATCTTTTGACAATTTTTCCCACAAATCGTAAGCCGAAGTACTTAGTTTTGATGCTCTCTTCTCATTAGCCCAATCATATATAACAGTTTCATTTATGCCGGTTAATTTACAATATCCCGATATAGTACATATTTTATTATACTTATAACACATATATATATAATAATCTGCTATATAATTAAGATACTCATAATTATAACTATTACAATTACTATTATTTATATTACTATATTGATTATTATAATTATTATTATTATATCCCTGTAATTTACCCTTTAATTTTAACCTATTAGTGCCTTTAAAAGTATTGTTATATACATAAATCAAGGCGGCATAAAAAAGGGATTGCGGAGCCGCTGCAATATCTTTAATGTTTTCATCTTTGCAAAATCTTTTGAAATACATATCAATTTCATTTTCAAAAATTTCTTGACTTTCTGGTGCTTCCTGTACTTTCTCCATCTGTTCCCCTTTCTGCTGAAGCTTATCCAGCTAATTATATTATTAATACAAATAAAAACACCCAATAACTATTATATAATTATCGGGTGTAAATCTTATATATTTAATTATTAAAATAATATAGCATAAATATATTATAAAGTCAATCGTCTTAAAATTCGTATCCCTTCATTCTTCCCGCTAAAGTAGGGGTAAAATGTGTATTATATTTATCGTCAAAATCTTGAATATATTTTATTATATCCTTATCAAATTGTTCCATAACTTCTTCAGTTTTCTCCTCGGCTTCCTCGTATGTCATTCCCTCTAGCTCGTAAAGATAATCGTTAGATGTATCATCATCAAAACTGTAAGTGTATTCTATTCTCGGCAATCCTGCCTTGCTTAAATAGTCATTAATGCTCTCTCCTGTTGAGCAGTTGCTTAGCAACTCCCCAATCGTCTCGGCATCACCGGACTCAGCGCGAAAAACGCTGCTTCTGTTCCTATGGATATAGTGCCTATCTCCGCACAATCGTACTATTGCTTGTGCCTGTTCTTCTGTAGCACCATTAAGCACAGCTAATTCAGCGTTTTCATAGCTCTTCCTCTGCGCGTAAATCTCTTTGCCTTCGCGCATTTCTTTTGTTATTTCCATAACATTCACCTTTTAACCTTTCTTAATTGTTTTCTTTTTCGCATTCAAACCCGAATAAAATATCATTCGCCAGCTCTTCGCTTATTTCTTCCTCTGCGATTGGCTTTCTGTTCTCTGCTCCGATTATTTCGTCAAGACTTGCGTCTATATCAGCAAGTGCCTTTTCGCTGTCAAATCCAAGCTCAACAACCTTGTTCAATAATTCAATAGTTTTCATATTGCCCACCTTTCAGCGTTTCCGCTGTCCTTTCTTTTAATGTATCTTAAGTATATACCAATAGTGTTACATTGTCAACACCCTTTTTAGTGTTATTTAAAAATATTTTATTTTTTCGTCGTTGGTTGGTACTATCTCTAAAATGTCGTTTGGCTGGCATCTTAATATAATACATAATGTATTTAAAGTTTTTGTATTAATGTCACTCCTGTTTCTTAGATTCTGCATTGTGCTTTCACTTAATATCTTCTCTTTCCTCATTCTGTTAGCGGTGTAGCCACGCTGTGCCAGCTCTTTTAATACATCTATTTTATATGTAATCATTTACAAGCTCCTTTCTGTTTTGTTTTTACTATTATATATAAAATATTGCAGTTTTGCAACACTTAAAAACAAAATTTAAAAACATCTTAAAAGGTGTTGACATACACCTTAAAAGGTGTTATTATTAAGCTACAAAATAAATAAGGCGGTCACTCCTACCAAGAACGAACCGCCACCAATCAAAAAAGAAAGGTAAGCCGATTATATCACAATCGGCGAAAAGGTACAAGAATTATGAAAAAATTAACAATTGCAGAAAAGAGAGAAAAAGAGCTAAGAAGAGCAACAGAAACATACAATATTGAATATGATATTGCTAAAAAATTGATAAATCGCTTCTACAGACTGAATGCAGACCTTGACAGGTTATCATATTTAGAAAACGAGGAAAGAACTTGCAACAGAAGAAGCACAAAAGAACTTTCCGAAAGCTGTGACAGGCGAATTGATAAATTAAATAAAGATTTAGAGCCTTACGGCTTAGCACTGGATAGCTTTAGTCACTTAATGACTATTGTAGTAAAAGGCACTACAAGGACAGCAATAGAAAGTTTTTATTATAACTAAGGAGGCACCAAAAAATGAAAATAGGCGACAAAATTATTTATGGCAATGAGATAGAATGCACTTTTAAAAAGTACGAAATAATCAAGAATGGCGAGGTTATAATATACGCCGATTGCAAAGGTGGTGCAATTATAGCACCTTGGGAAATGTTTAAAAAAGCATAGCCGAAACGCTCCAGAGTGGAGCGTCAGCCGCGGACCGGTCGCCGTGGCTCTGATGATGGTAGACCGCACAATGAAAGGATGATTGATTATATGACAATTTATAAAACCACAGATTACTTTAATATTACGAAAGAAGAAGCAAGCAAGATTTGCAATGGATATGATACACGAGAAGAAGCAAAAGTTTTAGATTCTGGACTTGAGCATTTTTTCTTTGAAACCTTAGAATGTCTTACGGAGGAATATAATTCCAAAGAACGCAAGGAATATACTGAGAAAAAAGGCTATGAAGTAATTCTATTTGAATTTGTAGCAGACAATGGCAATCATAATAAATATTGTATGGTATTTAGATAGGAGGGTTAATACTATGACAAACGAAACAGCAGAACAGAGAACGAAAAGAAAAGGCGAAAAGTTGAAAAAATCGCATAATTAGCAAGGTTGACACTTCCGGGGTTCGATTCCCCGGCTTGCTAAAATAAAAGAGAGGAAGTACAATATACTTCCTCTCTTACCATTCAAAATAGCACTTGTCCTAAAAATATACAACAACAAATGTCTTTGTTATAATAGCATATAAAATATAAAAAGTAAAGGAGATTTAAAAAGATGGCAGGATATTATAAAAATCAAATGAGTAACAACGCCGTTTGGGCGTATTCGCAAGGTGAAAAACCTATGTATAAGTGGACTAAAACCACTATTTTGGAAGAGATAGATAACATTTTTTGGCACGCTGATGAAAAAACAGAAATAGATTTTAAAAAAATGACATTAAAAGAATTGAAAGAGAATTTTCTGGTGTGGTCTTCCTGGCATCATACAGGAAAAAATTACAATGAAACAGATTTTTATTGTATAGAAGAAAGTGCAGTACTAAACTTTACAGTTAAAGAATTCGATAAAATTATATCTAACAGAAAAAAGAAAACGTATACGAGAAGAACTGCGGCAGAGTTAGAACAGATTAAAGCAGAAAAAGAAAAAGATATATTGCTTACTGAGAGAAGCGAAGAACTTTATAGAAAATTATATATAATTTATATATATAAATCAGATTTAAAAACCTTTAAGGGTTTAATAAACAGGTTTTTGAATGATAAAATAAATATAGAAAAGGATTTTGCCGAAAGTGTAGAAATCGCAAGGCAAAAAGAAGAGCACAGAATAAAATGCTGGCAAGGAGATGTAAACGACTGGCACAACAGAGAAGGAATTGTTGATTTGTATTATAAAGACATAAGTGTCTATGTCTTAAAAATGCGAGGAATTAAAGATTGTGATATGAATAAAAAGTTTTTGAAGCAGATAAAAACAAAATTAGCGAATTAGCTTTTGGGGAGTGTACAGGTTGCGCCCTTTTGGCTTGCTCGATTCCAGCCGCAAGCATTAAGCATATATTTTTATATGCTTTTCTTTGCGTACCTTGAAAAATTAATATAATAATGCTATGCTTATATATAAGGCTTTTAGGTGTACAAGTGTACCCAATTGGGGCGGCGTGCGTTCTGGAAAATCCGCCAAAACTGGCGACAGCTTCCACAACTTGTAAGGGCATATTATACCCATTTTATACAACGCTGTTAAAGACGTTTTAAGGCTGTTTTATTTTGTAGGCTTATAAATCTACACCGACACAATAAAACCGCCGCACAGGTCAAATCACAAAGTCACAAAGTCAAAACAAGCACGAACCGCAACCGGTCAAGTCTATATATAGTGCTTTACCATACTAAAGTTTTTCATCAATTTTTCAGGGCAAATCTGAACAAAATCGGGAACAAAAATTGAAATTCTGTGTAACCGATTTTTGGATTTCAAAATTGCATATGACGGGGGTATCAAAATTTTTGCATTATATTTTTGTAGGAAAATTTTTTCAATTTTTTAAGTAGGATTTGAACGAAATCTGAAACGGATTTTGAAAATTGTCAAAATTAAAATTGCGAATATAAAAAGTTAACCCACGGGGGTAAAGAAAAACTTTACCTATATTCCGTGGGTTTTAAATTAGTTTATAAAAATAATCGGTTTATCATCATCAAAAAGATTACTAACAACTTCCTGTCCTTTATCCACTAAGTAACAAGGAACTTTCTGGAATCGTCTAAGACCTTTGATGATTTCATATTTGTTGTTAATTCTATATATAGTTCCTGCGAAATTGCCTTTATTAACAGGGATATAAGATTGCGTATCTAATGGAGCTGATATAGGCTTGTCAAGCTCATTAAGTTCTACAATATCTACCGCTTCAATCTTACATAAATCACCATATTCACCTAATGATGGATATACCGGTGGGTTTAGTAACGCATGGCATATATCATCTATGTCACTATCATCAGCTTTGATGTATATAGTTGTGTATAAATCAACTAACATCAAATGATATTTAACTGTATTAACCCATCCGGTATGGCTTCCGTCTGTATAATCTGTTATAATATCCCAACGCTTAAGCATTTCATCGCTAACCTTGTTAAAACGCTTGCCGCCGTGCCATTCTTTCTGTGTTTTAGTGTTGTAAACACCTTTGCCAGTAACAAAATAATCTAATTTATGATACTTTTTCCATTGACACATTGAATGAATAAATCCATTAACTGTGCTGAACGGCGGTAAAGGATAGCAATCCGCACCTCTTGGCGCTGATGGATTGTTAAATCTAGCCATTTCTTGATACATTTTCAACCTAATAACTCTCATAACAAAACCTCCAAAATAAAATAAGTTGCACCTATACAAAAAATGTATCAATGCAACTTTCCACTATGGTTCTATTAAGGTAAAATGATATAATAGTTATCTATTGTTTACATCTATTAAATAATAGCATTTTTAAGCATTACTGTCAATACAACATTTTTCTGTATAAATCAATGCTTTGCTTGCATACTGGCATTGACTAAGCTCATATATCAATAGCTCCTTAGTCATAGTCGGATTAGTCTTTTGAATTATCTTTAACAGCTCATCAATACTTATCATCCCACTCTCCTAACTGCTCCAAGCACCATATCAACAATGTCAAACACTTCATCTCCGTATGTTGCTACAAAATCACAGAGTACTTCTTCCTGTTCGATAGGCAAATACACATCATAAGACATACAGATTGCGTGGCACACTTCGTGTATCAGCACTTTGCGTTCCATAAATCCACGCAAGGCGTTTGACAGATAAATTGTATGTGTATTTCTATCAGTTACACCTAAGCTGATTGTGCCGTCTGACCGCTTCAATTCACTTGAATTTGAATTTTTATATTGCACTTGCCACATTGTGCCATTAATATTAAAAATCATCTGTATGCTCCTTTCTGAATAAAACAGGCTATGAATATTGCTACTCATAGCCCTTAAATTTACAGCTTAGAAACAAGTGTACTAAGTTTGGTACGCATAAGATTGCGTTCCTCTGCCGTCATATCGCCGATAAGCTGTGTAATATCGCCGCCAAGCTCCTTAATATATCCGTCAAGTGCTTTCATCTTATGTTCCTTGTCCTCTGGTGTGTTATTCTTGTGTATTTCCTTAGTTTCTGTGTAGTTTCTCTTTGCTCTGTCGTAATTACTTTCAGACATTGGCTCTGTATAATACATCTTGCCATAATCTCTATCCATATCTCTCATATGCTCTGATTCTGGGTACATGTGCATATAAGGCGGTTCTTCATATCCTCTGCGGTATGTTCCTTTGCCTTTTGGGGCGAATCTGCCATTTGCATAGCGGTAATGGTCATAGTATCTTCTGTCCGGATAATCTTCGTACTGTTCAAGCATACGCATAATATCTTCGTTATCTTCTGACTTTTCCATAGCTTCAACAATTCTGTAATCCTTGTCAAAGCAAGCTATGTTCTTAGCTATTTCTGTAAAATCTTTTAAATCGTCAAGGTTCTGCCCCTCAAAGCTATCTAATCCGATTGCTTCAACCTTAGCCTTGACACATTCCATAATCTGTTTAGCCCATTTATGCATAATATCAAGCCTCCCTTACTGCAATCAAATTACTGTTCTGTACTTCAATAGCCTGTGTAGATGTATTTTGCACCGCTACTGTACTGCAGCAGCCACAAGGTACATCAACATATGCTTGTGCTGATACGTTAAATAAATTTTCAACTGCGGCTGGCGTTACAACCATTCGTGTTGACTGCAAAGGCTCTCCATCTACTGCAATGGCAAGTGATATAGCTCCAACTGTACCGCCTGTCGGTATCTGAATATTGCCGGAATACGATACCAAAAACCTAGCCTTGCACTGATTTGTGATACCTCTTAACTTGATAATTCCACTTCCCTGTCTGTGAACTATACATTTGCTACCGCATACCGGTGTTTCTGTAAATGCAACATCTTCTCCGGCGGCAACTGTTTGTAACGCAATTCCTGTTATCTCCATTATTTTTACCTCTCTTTCATAAAAATAAGGGCAAACATTATAGCCTGCCCTTTGATTATAAGTAATACTGCTTAGCAGACATAATCTCGACTAACTCTCGACTAAACTTGGACTAAGCCTCGACTAAAAATGGTTTTTAATCGGTTTAGATTGAGTTAACTCAATTAAGATACTCAATTATTCTGTTGTAAATATTCAGGTATATCCTTTCTTGGAAGTTGGTGTTTTCCTGTTGTTTTTTTACCGAAAAGGCATTCTTCTACTGTCCACCCGGCATTATATCTATACCTTAAAGCTTCTCTGCTTATGCCAAGCTCTTTTGACCATTGAGAAAGAGTCTTTTTTACCCCGTTATAAACTATAAAAACAGAAGTCCTCTTGTTTGACTGTTGCTCGCTCATGGGTATCCAAGTACAATTAGACGGCTCATAATTTCCGTTTACATCTATTCTTTCAAGTGTAAGGTCCTCTGAATATCCATTTGCGTATGCCCACTCCCTAAAATTCCAAAAAGTAAGCCATTCATCACACATTTTTATTCCTCTGCCACCATAATCTTTATAATTCGGAGAATTAGAATTGTAACATCTTGTTTTTACAGAACTCCACTTTTTATAAAGCTTTCCTGTTGATTCCCCATGACAAGGCCTTACCTTTTTAGCATAATAACTTCTAAGGCACCCACAAGATGTGCTCGTCCCCCTCTCGAGGTTGTATTGGTAGCAAACAACTTCTTTCCCACAGTCACATTTGCAAAGCCATTGGTTATTGCGGTTTTTTCTTCCATACTTTTTTATAACAGTTAAATTACCAAACTTTAGACCAGTTAAATCTTTTGCTTTGTGTATGCATCCGCAACTTTTGGTATGTCCATTTCTAAGGCTTTTACCATTCACGATTGCATAGTTTCCACAATCGCATCTACACTTCCATAAGTGATACCCTTTTTCGTTTTTTCCTGAATACTCTTCAACTATAAGTTTACCAAATCTTTTTCCAATTAAATTTTCAACAGCCATGTGCCTAACCTCCGATATTTATATAATTATTATATCATAAATTAGGCACATTAGCAATTCTAAACTTAATGTTGATAAAAAGTTTTAGCAATTACAGCCGGTATTGCAACCACAGCCATAGTACGCATTTGGATTAGGTACTGTGTATGCCGGGATTGGTGCTGGGTTTACAGCATTGATAATCTGATTTGTCTGTGTGCTCATTGCAGCAGTCAGAAGTGCGTTCTGTCTATCCTGTGAAGCTGCTCTGCGTAAATCGTTGTTCTCTGCTGTAAGTGTTGCTATCTTATCCTGACATAAGTAGTCTAATATGCTTCTAAAGCCTGCCTGCTGGCTGTCAATAATATCTCTTGTATTATTGTTCATTGTGTTCTGTAAAGCACAAGTGTTAGTTGCTAAATTGTAATTAACTCCCTGAATAGCTTCTCTTGTCTCACAGCAACAGTTAGCAAGCTGTGCCTGTAATGCGTTTGTATTCTGCATATTAGCAACTGTATCAGCGTTAATAGCCTGCTGTATGCCGTAGCCTGTCTGCATAATATTTGTGTTAATACAATTAAAGCCTGTGAGCATACTGTTGTTCATAGCATAGAAGCCGTCACAAAGTCCGTTAGAAATGCCATCTAACTTGCTGATAACCGCTGAATTATCAAATCCTCTCTGTATTTCTGCTCCTACTCCGTTGTTTCCACCGCCTCCGAAACCGCCAAAGCCATTGCCCCAGCCTCCAAAAGCAATAAATAATACAAATACAACTATCCACCATGCACCGCCGTCACCGAAAAAGCCGTTTCCGTTGTTTCCGTCGACATTCGCTACAAGTGGTACGCTTGCACAATTTGAATTAAACATAATTTTTACCTCCTAAATTTTATATATACTTAATCTTGCAAGAATTAGTATCAAAGTTAATTAAAATGTGTTATAATATACTAGTACGGATAGGGTAGCTCCCAATAAGCTGTTTGTCCTAACAGTTTCCGTACATTACCGATAGGACGTTTCACGCTGAAAGGACAGGTGTTATTTTTATGCAAGAAATTTGGAAAGATGTCCCAAACTTTGAGGGCATTTATCAAGTAAGCAATCTTGGTAATGTAAAATCTTTGTCAAGATGTATCATCCATCGTGGCAATGTTTCCCATATCAAAGAAAAAATTATGAAACCCTTTATAAACCGTGGTGGATACAAATGTATCAAGTTATCAAAAAATCAAAAGTACTATCCGTTTAAAGTCCATAGGCTTGTAGCTTTAGCTTTTATCCCCAATCCTAATAATTATGAATGTGTAAACCACAAAGACGAAAATAAACAAAACAACATAGTTTCAAATCTTGAGTGGTGCACCAAAAAGTATAATAATGAATACGGTTCAAAAGCCTTATGGAAACGAAAAGTTTATAAATACAACCTTAATGGAGTATTTCTTGATTCGTACGAAAGCGTTGTTGAAGCCTCAAAAGCAAACAAAATACCAGTCAGTTCAATCCGAAGTGCTTGTGATGGTAATAGTATAACAACTCATGGCTTAATATTTGTTTTTGATAAGAATGACATTTCAAACAGACTTGAACAGTTAAGGAAATCTAGTCCTATCGGTGTAGCAGTTTACGATTCAAATAAAAAATTAATCGAAAAGTTCGACTGTATTTCCGATGCATGTTTAAAATACAATGTATCAAAAACATCTATTCATAGGTGTTGTAAGCACCAGTTCAAAAAGTGCAAAGGTTACATTTGGGAATATTGCTAGTTCGCTACTTAGGGAATCGATTTTTAAAGTCGGTAAATGCTCTATCAAAGTCAATTCCCTTTTCTTTTGCTATGTTCCTTCCGATTTCCTTAATTCCTTGCACATCGCCTTTTTGTGCCATATTGAACATATTTTTAGCAAGTGGATTATTGGCTATTCTTGGATTGTTCATCATCTGTTGAGCTAACTGTTGTGGGTTACTACCTATCATCTGCTGAAAAATGTTAATTGGGTTCATTCTTCATCACCGCCCTTACTTTGAGTTCTTGAAGTTTTTCTTTGTGTTCCTAAAGATTTGTCAAATCTATCTTCTAACTGTCCTATTTTCTCTGATAACTCTTCAAACTTATTTAAGAATAGCTGTGTGCTTTCGTCTGATAGGGTAAATTTAGCGTTTTCTGCATTAGCCATAGAATTTACTGTCTGATTATCTTTAGGGTCTGTATAAGGCTTATATACAATCGTTCTAATTGTTCCGTCAGCGTTCCAACCCTTAACATAAATCTCCGACATATCCTGTTTCGGGAAAAATGCCATTGAGCCGTCCATAGGGACCTCGTTAGCGTTTATATTTTCAACCGCTTGCACAACTCTGCCGTTAATACCTATTATCTGCTGTGGAATAGTTTGCTGAACTTGTGATTGCTGTATCTGCTCCTGCGGCTGAAATCTCTGTATATTTGCCATAGGGTTGTATTGATATGCTCCATATTGAGGTACATAATTACTCATAATCGGTTGCTGATAAGGATTGTTCATTGTCTGCCTCCTCTAAAACTTCCTCGATTGCGTGGATAACAAGAGATAATGTCACTAAGTCAAGTTTCTGTAATTCTTCTTTGCTTAAGATTTTTTCTCTAACTTCATCAGAAAACATTTGCACTACCTCTCTTTCTAGTTACATTTTTGCATAAAAAAAATCACTTATAGCGACACATAATAGACATATGTGCGACATATAAGCGACAATGCTGAAATTATATAATTGTAAAACGCGATAAATGCGGCATTAGCACTTCCTATATGCTATAGGAACTGCATAAGTTGAGAACTTCACATCATAGTCCATATTAAAATTGTCTATTGCCTTTATAAGCCCTATACAGCCTATCTGGTACAAATCCTCCATCTCTGCACCCCGCCCTGTAAA